GGGGGGGTCGGCAAATTCCAGGCATGAAGAAGGAGCCTTTTTACATCATGCTCAGGATGTCCATGCATATCACTGCATGTTTTCATAGCCCCCTATGAACGTTCACTCCAGTCATCAAGGTCGCTGTCGCTTTCAAGCAACTCCCCTGTGCCGTAGTAGTCTACAGAAATGCTAACGTTGTCAGCAACGTCATCAGCAGTCATCTCTTCACCGAGAGGAACCTCAACCGAAACGGTAACCTTGAAAGTCAGTTCAACGTCAATGGTCTTGGTCAGGGTGATGTCAAAGATTTCAGCAATCTGGGTAGCAATGCTTAGTTCAATCTCTTCATCTTCGACAAAGGTACGCAGAGCATTCTCAAGCGTGTAGCGTTGGCTACAGAGTTCATTCCAACGGTTGCGATAGTTATCAGAGTTACCCTTGACAATCTCAACCTCACGCTCTAACTCAGCGATACGATTTTTCAGTGGGGTAAGTACAGGGTGTTCACTTACTGCTTCACCAAGAACACTAGAAGCACTAATAGGGTCAGGTACAACATTTCCGTTTTCGTCAAATGCCATTTTCTTTCTTTCTCTTAGGGTTGATACTATCTATTATAACAGGGGGGTACGACATCTAACCTTTGATGTATTGTTGCCAAAGGTAGAAGTTAGTTTCTAGGCGGTCGCCAAACTCGTTGATGAAGTCAGCAAGGTCCATAGTTTCGTCAGTAGTTACATCAGACAACTCTTCGGCGGTAACATCTACAAAGCCACCAGAGCCATAGTTACCAGAATAGAAGTTGATAGGGATACCACCATTAGCGTCAGCCCACCAACCTACACCCTCACGGCAGATAGTAGCAGGACCATTCTTACCAATAGCAACAACCATAATGTCTGGCTTTACGTCAGCGTCAGGCTTACCAAGTTTGTTACGGATAAGGGCTAGGGTTGCGTTCTCGTCCATCTTGTAGACAAGGGTTCCACGTTCACGGCTCATAGGGGTTTCCTTTTCTTTTTGTTGATACCTCTATTATACAGTGGACCACTGACATTATAGGGATTGGGGAACCGTTTCGTAAGCTTCGTAACCTGATCGTTACAATTGGGTCGGCAGCCCAGCACCCCTACATTTCTGGGTAGGGGATTTGGGGAACCTCTATCTCTTCACCAGTAAGGAAAAGGATAACCTGAGCATAGGCAGATTGAACGCCTGAAAAGTATTCGCTATCACTATCGTTATCAAGCACATAACTATCTAACTCAGCAATGTTCTCTTTACAGAATGCGATTAGTTCGTCAATGGTTTTCATTCAGCCACCTCATACTCTCTCTGAACCTCTGACAGGGTTTCGATTTCCTCATACTCACCCTCACCAAGTTTCTCCATTGCTTCATCTTCGGTTTCGGCATAAACCAAAACGAGTTCGCCTGTAAGTATCTCAAATGCTCTCATTGCTTTCCTTTCGTTGTTAGTCCTATTATACAGCCACCCTACGACATCTAACTGATGAACTCTCTGAACGATAAGTCCTCATCAAGATAAGTAACGGTATTGGTTTCAAAGTCAATCACCATTGGGTCATACTGTTCCTCAAAGGTATGTCCAGCAGAAATGCCATAGCCAGTTTCATCTTTCCATGCTTCACCAACAATCTGGCTAATGAAGATACGCATACCATAGGTAGTATCCTGCCATCGTGGCTCTGCCTTTTTGAGAGCGTCAATAGCGTCTTCAATCTTAGTGTCCCCTCCCCAATGTGAATAAAGGAAAATGCTTCCACTACGGTCTTTTACCTCAAATACTGTTCGTGCTCCCATTACTTATACTCGCTTTCGATTTCGTTTACAAAGTCATCATCACCATCAAGGATAGCGATAGCGTATTCCATCTTCATAGAATCTGGAAGGTCATCTACAATCTCCCATTGCTCATTTGTGAGGGCATCAGTATCAAAAGTGATAGTATCCTCATTAGCAGAGTAAGAACCATCTGCCGAGATGTAAGCCTTTCGGCTGTGGAATGTATACATTAGTTTTCCTTTTCTTTGGGTTGTAGTTCCATTATACAGCCTACCACTGACATTATAGGGATTTCCTGGCACATTCTTAAAGCGGATCTTGAGAGCTGCCGACCCGATTTTCGGGTAAAGAAAAATCCCCCTGCTATTACACAAGGGGATTAGTGAGCCTTTTACTACACTTGCTCAGGTGTGGTGTGTCTATACTCAGCAGTATTACCTCAACACCTTTTACTTGCTACTGCCAAAGTCTATTTATCCTTTTATCAAACAGACAAACTATTACCATTCTACCCAATGGGGGAAGCCTTTTAGACACTTGCTTAGGTGTTTAGGCGTAAGCCTATGGTTTTACAGCAGTTCCAGAACCGAGTTGTAGGTTGAGGAGGTGATAGTTTCCTGTTCGGTCATACGAAGCAGACGGAGGGTCTTTTCCAACTCTTCACGCTTGGTGCTGTATGCGTTGTGTGAGTAGTAGCCCTTTGGCTCTGGGTCTTGTGGCTCTTTTGGCTTTTCCAAGTCCAGCAGTTCCTTGCCAATGGTGATTTCTACTGCGTTGCGGTAGTTGGTGCTAACACGAATACCCTTATCGGTGTTCTCTTCGGCAAGAAGAGCAGAACCATCTTGTTTCAGCAACTTAGCAAGAGTGGCAACAACCTTTTCGGTGTATACCTTGTAGTCTGCCTGATACTTAGCCTTGCGAGCAGGGTAGGTGGCAACATCTTGGTCAATCTGGGCAATCTTCTGCTCAATCAACTCAATGACCTTAGCGGTTGGGATTTTTACGGATACGGCACGAGCCATTTTGTTCTTCTTTCTTTTGGGGTTGTCCTACTATTATAGCAGGGGGGTGAGACATTTATTATAGGGGGTGTGGTGAGCAGTTTTTCATCTTGCTCAGGATTACCACCTAGTGGATTACTTGATGGTTGTCCAGCGAGGCTGTCCATTTACATCAAGACGAACACGAGCAGAACCAGACTTGTTCATTACAACTTCCTGAACAGTTCCAGATACCTTGCTTGCCTGAGTAGTGAACTGCGAGCCAACAGATGGGATAGTGATGTTCGACATAATCGAACCTTTCTGCCTATTTCTAGGACTTTGCTTCTTGTTATTTATACCAACATTTTTGCTGATACTTCTATTATACAGGGTTGAGAGGGAAAAGTCAAGCACATTCTCAAACTTTTTTAGTTTTTTATTTTCTGTTTCTTGCTGTGTCTCTCTTGCTGTATGTTTCCATTATACAGGCTACCACCGACATTTAATAGTGATTAGGGGGTTTCGTAACACAATCGTAACATTTGACTTTTGGATCGATCTGTGGTCGGCAGCTCCCCTTTCGGGGTAGCCAGCCTATCTACTTTTTACTAGCACTAAACAGAATGTCATTGCGAGCAAACACACACTGCGAGCAAGTAACACAAGCACTACCCTTTTCGCTAATCATAGCCAACTTGCGATTGTTTTCAGGGCAGGGTACAGCAGACTTATCCTGTTGCTCATTGAAGTCAGACTTGCCAGTAGCAAAGTCTTTAGCAAGATAAGCAAGTTTCACACCATACTTACGCTTCAATTCCCAAGCAAGAGTTTTGTTAGCAGAATCAGCAGAGAAGTAGAGAGCAAGGTTAGGAATGTTGATTAGCATTGGAACAGCAAAGTCTGAACGAGTGTATGCCCAGAATTGAACATCGGGGAACATACGAATAACTACTGCCCAAGCCCTAGTGTATTCCTCATTGAAGAAGTCGCCATCCCAGTGGATACGGAATAACTTTTCGGCATTACGCTTTTCGCATTCAGCAACAAAATCCTGAATCATCTCTGCCAGTAGCATAGTCTTGCCAGTAAAGTCAGCATTGAGTAGTTGCTCATAGTTTGAAACCAAAACATTACGAACACCCTTGAACACCTTTTCAAGTTTGCCAGCATAGCAAATAGTTTCGCATACGCTAGTAGCACCAGGGCAACTAAACGCCTTGCCACTAGGCAGTCCAAAAGTGTTAGCCATACTTGCTTGAGTGCCAGCCTTGTTTACTTGGTTAGCAACTTTACGGTCTTTAGAGCGAATCAGGGTCATTAGTCCAACTTTCTTTGATAACTCTATTATACATCCAACCACTGACATTTAAGGGATTTCGTAAGCGTGTCGTAATTGAAAGCTGCCGATCTGGTCGGCGGCTCCCCACCGAATCCCCCTAAAGGAATTCGAATGGGTCACGGTCTTGGAAGATGTCCTCCAAGTCTTGAAGTGAATAGTCTTGAGGGTTAGCGTAGTACTCATTGAGGTTTTCAATAATTTCTGCTGCTTGTTCGTCCATGGTTTGTTCCTTAGAATGGGGTAGTTAGTTGAAAGAAGGCTTCATCGTCAATGATGACTTCGTGGCAGTCTTCACATTCGACTGAGTAATTTACTGGTTTATCATCCAGACCAGTATACTTAGCAATAACAATATCGTGATTGAAGTGGCGTTCGAATCTGTCATCCATCAAATCCTGCAATTCCAATCTCCAGCATCATGAAACATGCGTTCGATGTCCATCTCAGCCATCTCACCCTTGAAGTATTTAGTCTTACCGTTCAACTTGGTTTTGTAGAAACCGAAAAAGTTTTCGGCAGACCATACTGTTCCGATGTCACTTGAGTAGTCCTCGCTCCAGCGAGTAACCTCAGCAACCTTAGTCTGACGTGTAACGTAGCCTGTCATTAGTATCCTGCTTTCTCTAGAATGTCCATTATCTGTGCTGCCTCTTCAGGGGTAAGGTCAGCAATAGCCTGTTCGTTGATTACATTTTCGAACATAGTGTTCCTTTCTTTCTGGGTAATACCATTATAGCATTGGGGTCAGACATTATAGCGATTCGTTGATAGCCTTACGAATGTTAGACTGCCTTGTTCCCTTGCGGTGTTCGGGAACAACAACGGTGTGCTTAGTGAGTAGCAAACTCTTAAATAACTCGGCAGAGTGAGCCTTGCGAGTTGCTTCGTTTACATTGTTTATTGGCTTAGTTCTTTTCTTCATAGTCTTATTATACATCAAGCCACCGACATTTAATCTGGGGATCTTAAATGGATCTTCATAAATAGTTATCCACAGGCTGCCGACCCCAGGGGGCAGGGGATTACTCCCCACCCTCCCAGCAAGCGTCGTCAAATCGGTCTCCCTGAAAACGCTCATTGTCGTTCTCAAACATTTCAGCAAACTCAGCGATTAGACAAGTGAAAATATGCTCACCCTTATCGCCAATAGATAGCAAGTCTTCTCTAAAACCTGCTAGAATGCGAGCAGTTTCAACATAGTCTTTTCGGGTCATCATTAGTTATTCTCCTTGATGGTTTCGATAAGCAAGTCAGCAAGACGAGTGATTTGCTGGTCGCTAGACCCTGAGTAAAGCAGTTTGCCAACAGCAACTTCTGCCTGTTCGATAGTTTCATAGCCAAAAACAATCTTTGCGAGTTCTGCCAGTTTTCCGTATTCCATTAGTTTACCTTTCGTTGATGTTTCTATTATACCCTGAGCCACCGACATTTTAGTCTTCGAAGTGGTCAGCAGGGACATTGAATTTAGCGATTACAATTCGCTTGTAGTCTTCCCAGTGGAAAACTTCTAGCAGGGTGAGAATGTTGCCAATGTCTTCCATTGCCTGTTCGTTATCGCCACCCTTGTTAGCCTCAACCTGTGCCATTAGGTCGTAGAGTTTGATTTCCATTTCGTTCATTGTCTGTCCTTTGTTTGATAGTTCTATTATACAGGTAACCACCGACATTATAGGGAGACACGCCGTAACTTTCTGGGAATTTCTGGGAGATTTTTTAATGCTCTCGTAACCTGATCCAGATCGAAAACCGCCGACCACCTGTGGATAACTTTCGCCATCCTGTGGATAACTATTCTAAGATTTCCCAAGACTGAAGAAAGCCGTTAGCAAATAGTTTCTTAGCCCATTTCAGGTTGCCGTCAGTGTATTCCAGGATTTGACTTTTACCCTCTGGGGTAACGATTTCAATAGTTCTCACTTAGTCACCTTGACCTTAGCCTCTGGGTGTTCACGCAGGAATGACCCAAGGTCATAGACGTGGATAGCAGAAACAACCTGCTGACCGTTCATCGTGTATTCAAATAGTGTGTATCGTGACTTTGGCATTTAGTTGCCCTTTCTTTGTTGATAGTTCTATTGTAGCAGGGGGGTAGGACATTTTAGGGAGATTATGGGGTGTTTCTTAACGATGTTACCAAACTGTTACATTCGAACGTTTGTTCGATCCTGGTCGGCTCCCTGTGGATAACTTGGGGGGTAGCTGTGGATAACTACCCCCCTCATCCTCATTAGGCTACTGCGTAGCGAGCCTGAAGTGCCTCAACATTTTCAGCAACGATAGTAGTGAAACCCTTTGGGCTGTCGCTAGTTTCGTCAAGTTCAGCAGCAAGGGCAATGTATGACTTGCCAAAGACGTTGTTCTTGATTTGAGCAACTACGCCCAAGCGGATAGGGTCAAGCGACACAATCTTGCCAAAGTAGCCGTTGTCGTGAGTCTTGATTTTGGTTCCGATTTCCATTTATTTCTCTTTTCTTTATTAGGGTTGATACTGACTTATTTGCTAGGGGTTTTATTTGCTCTTGCGAGGCTCACACCTGCTAGGCTCATTCAGTATCTCTGTTTTGTTGTTATACCTCTATTATACAGGGGGGGTCTGACATTTAACCCTGCGACACGCCGTAGCGTGAAAAGTTTTTTATTACGATTTGGTAACGCATTCGCTAACAAAAGTGAAGTATCCTGCGATACGAGTGCTAGGGACTTTGTGAGCAAAAAACGGAACGCTCCAAATGTCTACTACAACTTTGCCAAGCGAGCCACACTTTTCACAAGGGGTTAGGTCTTTATCTGGATACATTATTTCTCATTTCTTTTGATACTATCAGTATACACCCACCCACCGACATTTTATAACCGACACGCCGTAAAACTGAAAAGTTTTTATAACGAAATTGTTATCTAAAAAGCTTGACAAAAGCCAAAAAATTTGCCGACCAGATTTCGGGGCAGCTGTCAAGCCGACACACCGATTACTCGGTTAGATACTCTAAGAAGTCATACTCCTTAGAAGCGTCAGTGATAGTCATCATTCCTTTGTATTCGTTACACTCAGGGCAGACGAATGTTCCTGCCTCATAGATGTTTTCGCAAAATACACAAACTAGTTTTTCCATTTTATTTCTCATTTCTTTTGTTGTTATAAGTTTATCAGTAGCCACTGACATTGATTAGGCAGACATTCTAAGTTCTGCCCTAGTCTTTTCACCATTCCAAAGTTGGCTGGCAAAGGCAGAAACTTCTTCATCAGTGTATTCTGACTGACTAGCGATTAGAGAGTTGTAGTAGTCATTATCACGCTTGACACACGAAGCGTCATCAGAGAAGACAGAAGACCAAGCGTCAATTTTTGCTTCGATTAGTTTTGGAAGGTTGTTCATTTCATTTCTCATTTCTTTGTTATGTATATATACTAACACGCACCTACGACATTTTATGGACATTTTGGGGTGTTTTGGGAAAATAATTATAACGAAATTGTTACCAAAATAAGCTTGACAAAGATCAAAAATTTTGGTCGGCACTTTTTCAAGGGAATGTCAAGCGACACGCCCAAGAAAAGTGATTAGACTACTTATAGTCATTCATCTTGATTAGCATAGAGAGTTCATCAAACTCTGCTTGGCTCATGTAGTCACCCTCACGAGCAATCCACATAAGTTCTTTCATTCTAAGTTTCTGTTCTACTGACATTCTTTTTCCTTTACTGGTTTATCAACATGAAGAGTACTAATAGGATAAGTGTACCAAGTACCACTGACATTTACTCAGCGTCCCAGATACGAACGATTAGGGCAATGAGGAAGCAAACCATAGCCAAGCCACCAATCATTACGAAGAAGATACCGAAGCCCTCAACGCCATTCTTGGCAATGTCATCAACGCCACCCTTAGCGAGCAAGAAGAAGATACCAGCGAGGGCAAGAAGAATGTAGTTCTGGCGAGCAGTCTTTGAGATTTTCATTTAGTGTCCTTTGTTTGTTTGTTAGTTTATTTTAGCACGAGGGTCTGACATTTAACGGTATCGACACGCCGTTACTTTTTCTTTTCTTCTTCAATCTTCTTAGCGTTCTCACGAACAATCTGAGCCATCATAGCCTTTAGGGTTTTCTCGTTCATTTCTATTTCCTATCCTTTGTTGTTGCTAACAGTCTAACATGACCCTACGACATTTTAGGGACATTTAGTGCGTTTCTTACTGTTTGTTACCAAAACGTTATTTTTGCCGACCAGATTTCCTGGGGGAAGTCAAATCACTTCTTCAACTTTTTACTAAGGGCAAGTAACTCTTCAAACTCAGCCATAGACATATAGTCACCAGACTTAGCAATTCGCATAAGTTCGTTATAGCGTAGTTTCATTTCAGCAGTAGTCATTATTTTCCTTTTGTTAGTTTGATTGTATCAGTAGGGGCAGACATCTAACTACATCTTAGCGTAGCCAATGCTGTATCCATACTTCCACCCTGCTATTGAGGGGTGGCTAACAATAGCCTTTACCTCTGCCTCGGTAGTAGCCTTGAATGTGTGAACAGAGAACGATACACCTGCCTCACGAGAACCTCGCTTGGTGATGATTACTGTGTTGAATTCGAACATTTATTTTTCCTTTCTTTATACCTCTATTATAAGCACAGGCACAGACATTTATCAAATCGACACGCCGTTAGTTTGGTAACAAAATGATAACATTAGGGGGGTGTGTAGTGTCCCTAGATACTATGCCCCTGGTGTGTGCTCACTATTCGATCTTGAGTTTTGTTTTCATAGCGTGTATCATTCATCTTTATAAAATATTCAGATTTTTGTCAATTTGAAAATTTTTTCAGATTTTCGTCATTTCGGAAGGCATCCATCTGCTCTTTGATCAACTTTTCAGTCTGTTTCTTAACTTTAGCTCTAGGATTAGCTAAAATAACACAACATTTGCAGAATTGCTTCTCCAGGTGTGTAACTCCGAACTGTTTCATATGTTTTTCCTAAATATTAAGTAACGATTTGATAACGAATTGGAATAAAAACATCCAAATGAAGATTGCTGAAAGTCCGAGGGTAACGATAACTAACTTACGGAGCATGTCTATGCCAATCTTCCACATCTCCACAGATAGCACAATACAATGGATGATCTTCAATATCATCATTTGGCTCTCCATGAGCTGCAAATTTGTTTATTGTCCACTGAAGGACAAGTGCGACTAATGCAATTCCAATAATTGCAGGAATAACATAAATTAATACAAAAAAGTAGAGTGCAACTAGAACAACTAGGACTTCCAAGGTATCTCCCATACGATAGATTACAAGTATAGCATAACTTCGGACGGTACACAAGAGCTTCAGCTCTCTTGATTTGGTCCTAATAACGTCTAACGTTACTATGAATAACCTAGTAAATATATATAAGTTCATTCTTGACCATACTAGAGTTCGTCGGATATAGTTCTATCGCCTTCTAGGGGCATCTGAGGGCTTCCTGGGAGGTGTTTTTATTTGGGGCTTATCTGCAAGAAATGTTTGGGGATATCCTGCAAAGATTTTTATGTAATCCATATGGCTACGTTAGTAGCATTGGTGGATTTGGGATCTCTATTTACCGCCGATTTTACGCCGAAGGCGTAGCTCTATTTTTCCGCCGTGACTTATCCACAAAGTTATTAACATTCTGGTATAATTATTAGTATTATGACTCTTGCAGAAACAATCATAGCTATCACAGTTAGTCTTACTACTGTTATTTCTTCAGCAGCCCTAGGAGTCAGATGGTTGGTACGTCATTATTTTGATGATATCAAGCATGAGCTAAGACCTAATTCTGGTAAATCAATAAAAGATCAGGTAAACAGAATGGAACAGGATATTCTAGATCTCAAGAGTCAGAATTCACAAGGTGAACTTTATCACGAAAAGCTAGATCAAAAGATTGAACACCTAACTAAGATTTTTATTGAATACGTCGGTCGTCAAAAATAAAACGAGCTTAAAACAAAAACAATCGTCAGTCGTCTTGACTGGCGATTATTATTTATATATAATAAAGAACTATATCTTATAAGTTATATATCTTATATATTTATATATAGTCTTTTGCCCCCTACCCCCATATTTATATATAATAGCACATCTCAAAACTTTGTCAAGTACTTTTTATGTAAAATCTTTGTAACGATTTCGTAACATAGACGAAACATATGTTTTGTGGTATAATTTACTAGCTGATACTTGGTCGTCTCTCTCATACCCACCGACCAGGTATCGGCTTTTATGTTTCATAAGATTATGATATACTGTAAGTACTATGACTTCATCAATTCCAGACTCTTTTGGAGCTTCCCCAGCATCCGTTCAGTGGAAAGTCGTTCGTGGTGACACAGCCAGACTACGCATTGAATTTTTAAATAATGATGAGGTCACTATGTATGATACATCAACCTGGACCTTTACGTCAACAGCCTATGATCCCAAGGCAGATCAAAGATATACTCTTGCTACAACACCTTTCAACGGCTACGTCGATGTAGTTGCGTCACCAACTATCACATCTTCTTGGGGTACTGGATCCAATGCCATCTCCGCCGAGCTATCTTTTGACCTACAGGTTATTATTGACGAAGACACTGTATGGACACCAATCATTGGAACTATCGTAGTTCTATCAGACGTTACCCCAGTAGGTGGTCCATAATGCCAATTATTAAAATTGTTCCAATGCCTGGTCCAAGTGGCACAGGTTCAGCAGACATTGCTGATTTCGTTTTTGAAAATGATGGCGATGGTCAAAGCACTATTACCATTCATAATCACGACATGCGTATCCAAACCACTCGTGATACTGACGAAGATTCAGACATTGATATCAACTCTGCAGATGATGTTTGGATTACCGCAAACGACTCAATAGAACTTACATCAGTTACAGATGATGTAAGAGTTTACACAAACGACGGAGAACACGAATGGTCATTCAGAGCAAATGGAAATCTTGCTCTTCCTTCTGCCAATGCAGCAATTGGTAGCGGCTTTGATGGAAACATTGTTACCGACAGTCGTACCGCAACCTTCTATGCTGATTACGCAGACACTACTAATGGAATTAATAATAGCGAAGCAGTATATTTACCTGTAAATGAAGACACCCAGTGGTTCTCTAACAACACCTACAGCTCTGCAACAATTACTTTTGCAGACTCTACTTCTGTTCAAACTTTGGCTATTTACGACGCAACTAGTCAGGGTACTGCTGCAATGGTTTTTCAGTGGTCTGGTCCTATTACAAAGACATTCGAAGAAACTTTTCCACTTGCAATTACTGGAAACGTAGTACAACCAAAAGCACACGTTTCTCTTGTAGCTGGAACTTCTTCTTGGAATTTTGATATGGCTGGTGGCATTCACTTTCCATATGGACCATCTAACAATAGAACAGGCTCTGGAGATGTTTTACGTTTTGCATCCTCATTTGATCAGTCAATCATTACTGGACCACCAGCGACTACCGCAAACCCAACTGCTAATCGTCTAGTTATTGCTGGACAAGATGGTGCTGCTGGAGATAGCTACGACGGCGAGGGTGGAGATCTTTATCTCTGGGCTGGTCGTGGTGGAGGAACCAACGGTGATGGTGGAGACATAAAAATTGATGGTGGAAATGGAATTGGAACTGGTCAGGGTGGATATGCTAAAATTCGTGGAGGATACTCTGATAACAATACTGGTGGTTTTATAGAGATCGCTGCTGGTAGCTCTGGAAGTGGTTCTGGTGGTCCAATTGAAATTCGTGCAGGAAGTGTCTATAACGGAGAAAATTCTAGTGGTGGAAGTATTAACATCATTTCTGGATACTCCAATACCGCTGGCTATGGCGGAGACATTGCTCTAACATCTCAAGCTGGTGGTGCTGTAATTCTTAATGGCGATGGTGGAGAATTCTTAAATTCAGAATCACCTGAAAACCAGATTGCAACTGTTAGAGACTTGGGGATTTATCCAAGAGTGCTTGCATCCGATGGTAGTCCATTAACTGGCTCACTAAGTAATGTCGGTAAAATGCTATATGCAAACCTAACTCAAACCGCATCAGAATTTATAGTTCCAATTAATGCATCCGTTGCTTTCCCAATTGGTTCTGAAATCAAGTTTGCTACTAGCGATGAGAGTCCTTGGCACATCTCAGCTGCTGACTATCAAACAACTACAATTTGGGGCGAAGGCTTGAATTACACATATTCAAATGCAGTTCCATTCATTGTGCCAATCAACTCAACAGCAACTCTTCTCAAGGTAGATACCGATAAGTGGATTCTTTCTGGGCTAAGGCTTACTGACTAGGTGGTGGGGTAGATGACAGACTACATCGATCCTGAACAGCCAGACATTATTGTAAGAGTCGTTCAATCTGAGCCAACTACAATTAAAATCGTAAAATCTGAAAACATAGACTCTGTTCGAATAATCCCAGTTGCAGATTTATACATGGTGGGTCCAACAGGACCAGATGGTCTGACAGGACCACAAGGAGACGCTGGACCTACTGGAGTACGAGGCATCGACGGAGCAACAGGATCAATCGGTCCGACAGGACCAACTGGAGCAACAGGTCTTCAAGGAATTCAGGGCATTGCTGGTTCTACTGGTCCAAGAGGTTTTCAGGGTCCAACAGGAAGTTCTGGAGCAACAGGTCCTCAAGGACCGACAGGACCTAGGGGAATACAAGGAATTCAGGGGACACAAGGTCTTCAAGGTGTTCAAGGACCAACAGGTCCACAAGGTGCTAGTGGAGAACAAGGTATTCAGGGTCTTCTTGGTCCAACAGGACCACAAGGCGAAAGAGGTGCTCAGGGTGTTCAAGGCATTCAAGGCATCCAGGGTGTTCAAGGATCTACTGGTCCGACAGGACCAAGAGGTCTGCAGGGAGATTCTGGACCAACTGGGTCAACTGGTGCAGCAAGCACTGTGCCTGGTCCGACAGGACCTACTGGTGCAAGAGGTCTACAGGGTGTTCAAGGTGTTCAGGGTGTTCAAGGTGTTCAAGGACCCACAGGTCCACGAGGCTTGACAGGTCCTCAAGGTCTCACTGGCTCACAGGGTATTCAAGGTATTCGAGGTATTCAGGGTGTAACAGGACCAACAGGACCTGCTGGATTACAAGGTTTGCAAGGTGTCCAGGGACCTACAGGTTCTCAGGGTATTCAAGGTCCAAATGGGTCTACTGGTCCAAGAGGCTTGCAAGGAGAGAAGGGCGATCAGGGGTATACAGGTCTACCTGGAGATACAGGTCCGACAGGACCTAATGGTGCTACAGGACCAAAGGGGTCTACAGGATTACAAGGTCCGACAGGACCAACTGGAGCACAGGGTGCTCAAGGTATTGCTGGTCCGACAGGACCTACAGGAACCGCATCAACTATTCCTGGTCCCACAGGTCCGCAGGGTATCGCTGGAGATTCTGGAGTGGCTTCAGCAGACAGCCCAATAGTGTATAATAATACTACCAGGACTATTTCTCTTAGCGTGGAAGATCTAGAAGCGCTTCTTGATCTGGTATACCTGAGAATAGATGGAACAATTGATGGAGGAACGCCTTAATGACAATCATTCAACACCGCCGAGGTTTGGCTAGTGAATGGGCTACTTCGACATACGTTCTTGCTGTTGGTGAAATCGGTTATGAAACCGACACAAATCTTTTTAAGTTTGGAGACGGAGTTCACGTCTACTCCGAATTAGCATATGCCACTACAGGTGGTGAACAGGGACCTACTGGTGCTATAGGACCGACAGGACCGACAGGACCCACAGGTGCTGCTAGCACAGTTGCAGGTCCTACAGGATCACAAGGTCCAACAGGTACACAAGGTCCTACAGGCTCACAAGGTCCAACTGGACCTACAGGTGCTCAGGGTATTCAGGGGTCACAAGGTGTACAGGGTATTCAGGGTTCAACTGGACCTACAGGTCCTACAGGCTCACAAGGTCCAACTGGACCTACAGGAGCCACTGGTGCTGCCTCTAATGTTGCAGGTCCTACTGGTTCAACTGGACCAACTGGCTTACAGGGTCCAGTTGGACTAACTGGTCCACAAGGAGATACAGGTCCACAAGGTTCACAGGGTGTTCAAGGAAACGTTGGAGATACTGGACCGACAGGTCCTACAGGCTCACAAGGTCCAACTGGACCAACAGGTCCAACTGGTGCTACTGGAACAAATGGCTTAACTGGTCCAACTGGACCTCAAGGAGAGATTGGCTTAACAGGAGCAACAGGTCCAACAGGACCGACAGGTGCTCCAGGTAGTTTCGGTGGAGCAGTATTTACCTATAACTATCTAACTAATACAACACACTCAGACCCTGGTGCTGGCAATCTTAAATTTAACTCAGCCCTAACAACAGCAACAGAGCTATACATTGACCCACTAGATGCAACTAATACAAACATTACTGCCTACCTAAACACCATTGACGATTCAACGTCAACAATTAAGGGACACTTTAGAGTTGAAGAAGTTGGTGCTCCAGGAAACTATGTATACTATGCAATTAATGGAACTCACGTTCATGAAGGTTCAGAAGATTTTTTCCACGTTCCAGTAGTTTATCTATCTGGTTCCGTAGCATCTTGGACTAATGGAACAGATGTAACAATTACATTTGTTCGCACTGGTGATGCTGGCGATCCAGGTCTAGGTGGAACAATAGCCAACTGGGGTTCTTTCTGGGACACAACAGACCATCCAGTTACAGACACAACAGCAGCCTATCCAATTACTATTAATAGCTATGACCCAGCAGGTCAGGGTGTATCTGTTCTAAATGGTAGTGAAATTACGGTAACTAATGCTGGTACCTACAACATTCAGTTCTCAGCTCAACTACTAAACACAGACGAGCAAATTCATAACGCAAACATTTGGTTACGTAAAGATGGCTCCGACCTAGCAGATTCAAACGGTCAGCTGACAGTTCCAAGCAAGCACGGTTCTGAAAATGGTCAGATGGTTACAGCATGGAATTATGTCTTACATATGGATGCTGGTAGTCATGTTCAGATTATGTTTTCAGCAAAATCTACAGCAGTATCTATAGAAACAATTGCTGCTGGAACTGCCCCAAATACACCACAGACTCCAGCCGTCATTGTTACAGTAACTCAAGTTACATATACTCAGGTTGGTCCTACAGGTCCTACTGGTCCTATAAGTACCGTTCCAGGTCCAACAGGACCTACTGGAGCAACAGGAGCAACTGGGGCACAAGGTAATACTGGTCCTACAGGACCTACAGGTTCAAGTGGTGCTCAAGGACCTACTGGTCCTACTGGTGCTCAAGGACCACAAGGAACTCAAGGTGTTCAAGGTGACCAAGGAAACATTGGTCCTACTGGACCTGCAGGAACTAACGGAACCAATGGAGCCGATGGTGTAACAGGACCAACTGGACCAACTGGAGCTACTGGTGCTGCAAGCACAGTGACTGGACCCACTGGTGCACAAGGTATTCAAGGTCCTACAGGTCCTCAAGGTAACCAAGGTATTCAAGGAGAGCAAGGTATTCAAGGTAACGCTGGAGCCACTGGACCCACAGGACCTGCTGGAACTAATGGAACCAACGGAACTAATGGAGCAGATGGTGCTACTGGTCCGACAGGACCTCAAGGATCTATAGGACCGACAGGACCGCAGGGACCTGCTGGTGCAAATGGCACTAACGGTGCTACAGGGGATACAGGACCACAAGGTCCTACAGGAGATGCAGGACCTACTGGAGCAGACGGTACTAATGGGATCGACGGTGTAGACGGTGCAGATGGTCCACAAGGACCTGCAGGTATTGCAAGTGCAATAGCACCAATAACCGTAACAGGTCCAACTGGTGCTCAGACAATTGGAATTACGGATGCAAGCATTTCGCTATCGGGAGCTGTAACAACAGACGTTCAGTCATTTGCAGGTAAAAAGACTTTTACAGGAGATGTAGATTTGACATCCAATGCTGGATCTACATCATCTACTACAGGAGCACTAAAGGTAACTGGTGGAGTTGGAATATCTGAAAATGTTTTTGTTGGGTCAAATGCAACAATCGGTGGAAATTTAAGCGTTACTGGAAACATTACATTTGGAGGAACCTCAACGGTCCTAACTGCAACAAACCTAGAAATCACAGACTCACTGATTTATCTTGCTTCAACGCAGTACACAACCGATAATCTAGATATTGGTATTTTTGCTGCATACAGTCCAACAGGTACTGGTCACGTTCACACTGGTCTTATTAGAAACTCAACATCTAAGGTTTGGAATCTTATTTCTGGAGCAGCTGAACCAACAGCAAACAGCGTTAGTCTAAGCGGAGTAACTTATGACTCTATGAAATTAGGAGCAATAGAAACTACTGGTGCTGCCACAATTGCTGGATCAATCGCAGCAAATGGTGGTATTTCTGGAGCAACATCAAAGAATATGACAGTGGCATCTTTGATGCCATCTGCAGGTACGGCATCAACAGGAGTTAGCGTAATCATGGTTGCATCTGCACAAAACGCAACCTCTCCAACCAAGCGACCAAATGGAGATAACCTGGTAACAGGCGATGTGTGGATTAGCTGGTAGGTGAACTAATTGGCAGTTTATAACTATAATGCATCAGATGCCACGCACATTGATCAAAACCTTACAGATTTTGAAGGTGCTGCAGATGGTAATGGGTTTAGCATATATATCCCAACTAACCTAGTATATAATCCATCTACAAATACGACAACTGTAACATACAGTTACATGATGCATGAACGTACAAACAACTTCTCAACATATTCATGTACAACATATGCACAATATAAAACAAATGGTGCAACAGCTTATACTAAATCTTATAACCCTGCTACTACAATTCAGTATACCGCCATGACTACCAACAGGTATTACTGGATGGGAAATAATGATGGAACTCCGACAATTGCTTTTACATCTATTCCAACAACTGGAACTATCACCTCACCAACTGCATCAGCATGGTCTTTTACTGTAAACCATGATGCAGGAGCAACCCCAGCCGCAACAACAATCCAGGCGTATATAGACTCAAACACAAATGTAACATATGTTCCTGAAGGAACAACCATTACTGCAACTCTGACAACAATTCTTGGCTCCGCAACAACAAACCTTGGATATGTAGCACCAGGTTGGACTGGAACTGGAACTGGTGTAGACCTATCTTCTCCAACAATAACAAGGAGCACATCAGACGCATCTAAAATTAATGTTAGTGTGCCAGCAGGAGCAAGAGTTAATACAAACATTAACGATACAATTTATTATGGATATGCATACAGTCTTGACAATGGTGTAACTTGGTCTACCGACACAGTTTACACTGTTACGGCAGGTACTGTTGCGGTAGGTAAGGTAGCCCCAGCACATTCATGGTCAAACATTTCAATAACTGCAGGAAACTCCTATACAGTTTTGACAAGAGTAAGAGCTTCAGCAACAGCAACTGGAAACACTTTGGGAACAATTGTTGCAACTTCAACAAGTTCAGCGTCAATTTCACCAATAGGTCCTTTTATTTCTCCATCAAACAATGTTGCACCTACGTCAAGATCTACCGTAAAGGTTTGGAATTCAGAAACAAGCTCATTTGTTACAGCAAACATGATGGTGTATAATGGTACTAGTTGGCAATATTTAAAGTAGGGGTATTAGATGAAAATAGCAGTTTATACAATTGCATTAAACGAAGAAAGTTTTGTAGAACGATGGGCAGAGTCTTGCAAGGACGCAGACTACAGACTAATTCTTGACACAGGGTCAACAGACAATACTGTTGCTATCGCACAGGAAAACGGAGTTGAGGTCGTATCAGCATCAGTAAAGCCATGGAGGTTCGATGATGCTAGAAACGTATCTCTATCTCTGTTGCCAGACGATGTGGACATCTGTATATCTCTTGACATGGATGAAGTTCTTGTTCCTGGCTGGCGTGAAAAACTTGAGGGAATCAAGTCAGAGACAACTCGTCCTCGTTACAAATATACTTGGTCATGGAGTGAAGACGGAACGCCAGGTCTAGAATATGGTGGAGACAAGATCCACAAACGTCATGGATATCGTTGGAAGCACCCAGTACATGAAGTATTGGTAGCCGATAGACTGTCTGAGGTTCAGGAATGGACAGACTTAGAAATACACCATTACCCAGACAACTCAAAAACTCGCTCTCAATACCTTCCGCTTCTTGAGCTATCTGTTAAAGAGGACCCATACGATGATAGAAACATGTTTTATTATGCTCGTGAGCTTTTCTTTTATAATCAAAGCAGCCTTGCAGCAAAACATTTTCACAAGTACCTTGCATTGCCAACAGCAACCTGGAGTGCAGAGAGAGCCAGAGCTTACAGATACCTCGCACAATGCGAGCCAGATAACGCCTACATGTGGTTGACCATGGCAATTCAAACAGACCCAAACAGGAGAGAGCCTTTTATGGACATGGCTAATCTTGCTTATAACAACTCTGATTGGGGACAGTGCTACACCTACTCAAAATCAGCTCTTGCAATTACAACCAAGCCACTAGACTATTTGTGTGAAAATTTTGCTTGGGGGACCTTGCCATATGACCTAGCTTCGATTTCGGCATACCATTTGGGTAAATATGACGAAGCGGTTGATTTTGGAAAGGCAGCTCTCAGGCTAGATCCAGAAAATTCTAGACTTGCTCAAAACCTAAAACTATATGCATCTTTAATCTAGCAGGTTTGTGATATAATTTAGGTATGCCTCAGAACATCGGAACGAACTATTCAATCAGAGTACCATCACTATCGGACTCTGCAGACATTCAAACAGCGTTTGAGGTATTTCATTATGGTACGGCTGGAACAGATGCAACCCTTCTAGAGCTAGAGTCTGCTGAAAACTCTATTGCTGGATATCTTAGACAGCTAGAGGTCAACAAAGCAGACCTTGACAGCCCAGTCTTTACAAGTGTTATTAATATTTCTGGCGGTACTGGTAAGGCTATTATTGATGCCCCAACTCTAGCTTCAGATGTCACAATTACTCTTCCATCAGTGAGCACAGTTCTCGTTGGTAAAAGTGATACAGCAACCCTGACAAACAAAACTTTGACTACCCCAGTTATCGAAGGTGGAGTAGAGGCAACACCAACAGTAATCAGTGGTTGGGTTAACTTTACTGGAACTGTAAAATTCCTTGGAGATGCAACCATTGATATTCCAACAAATACTCTAATTCAAGAAGGCAACCTTGACGCAAACTCTGTTACAAATGTTAAGATCAAGGCAAATGAAATCACAGCCAACAAGCTAAACGCTACAACTGGTCAGGGAAATAAGATTCTAAGAACAAACTCTGCTGCAGATACTGTAGCATGGGTAGACGGTTATGCAACCACATCATTAGCAGGACTTGTAAAGATTGGCACAAACATTAGCGTAGCCGCAGATGGAACAATCTCTTTACCATCTACAATTACTGTAAACACAAGTGGTAATGCAACAACAGCAACCAACGCATCTTTTGCAGGAAAATCAGTTTGGTACAATGCTGCTACAACTGGATCACCATCATATGTTCCAGCAACAGATAACAGCACATACAGAAGAATGTTTGTTGGTCAGATGGACCCAGCCTTGAATGCTGCTAATGCTGTAGTTGCTGGAGATCTCTGGTTCTGGTAGGAGGATAGATGGTTTATTCTGAATTAACCTGGGGTGGAAATGATTCTGGCACGTCAAACAGTGCTGGCGTTATTTCGTCAACAGGTCGATATCCTGCAGGTAGAGCCGCATATAATACTTCAACTTTAGCAACAACATATCCAATTCTTGTAGCATCTGTTGGTGCTAATATTGCTGCAGTTGGAACTACTGCTAGAAATGGAACCATTACAGTTGGTTCTGCAACATCAGTTTCGAAAGAGCTACCAGAAGATGCAGATGGTGCAAATATCCCCATGGTTTGGGTTGATGTTTCTCCAGATAAACTAATTAACGTATCTTCTGCTGCTCAAGACACTACATTTAAGTGGACAGGAAACACATACTCAGTATATGCTGGTCGTGATACAAGCTCAAGCTACACAACAGTATATAATGGAGCATCTAGAACTGGTCGTATGGGTGGTGGAATTAGGTATTACTTAGTTCCTACAGCACCAGGAGTCGTAACGGCAACATCAAGTTCTACAGTTGCTGGAAGAATTGATCTATCATGGGCAGCCCCATCTAATGATGGTGGAACTGCAGTTACTGGATATAATATCTATAGGTCTACAAATGCCGCAACAATCGGTACGTCTATTGGAACCAGCACAACAACCACTTTCGCAGATACTGGTGCAAAATCAGCTGATGTGAAGTACTACTATCACGTTACTGCTGAAAACGCCGTGACTACTGCTGCTGGAGCAGCCATTTCCAGCACGGTATCCCCAGATCCATCGTCAGCTCAAGGAGCTTACTCACCATATGCACCATCAAAGCCTGTAATATCTTCAGCCACAAAATCAACATCAACTGCTGGCAAGATTACGGTTACTTGGACTGGATCTGTCACCACAGGATCACCAGCACAAACCTTTAATGTATATAGAAACTCCAGCCTGATAGCATCAGACGTTTCTAGTCCATATGAAGATTCTGGTCTCACTAGAGGGACTACATATTCTTATACAATTGTTGCTACAAACACAATTGGATCAGTGACATCAGATGCAGTTTCAGAAATGGCTCCTGGAGTTCCTTCTGCACCACAGTCCATATCTGTTTCATCTAAGGTTGGACGAAATGTAACAATTGCACATCAAAATATTGTTTCTGGTGGCGACTATGGAAATTCTGTAACCGAATACAGACTACAGCTGAGCGTAGATAATGGAACAACTTGGAAAGGTTGGGATAACTCTACGAAACAGTTTACAGAGAGCAATGCTTATAACGTTGTGACATCTGGAAGTTTTGTTTACAGTCTTCTTACCCCTGCCCTAACATATTTATTCAGGGTTTATGCTGTAAATAGCATTGGCGACGGAGACAAAAGAACAACTAGCACTGGACTTTTTGTTTCTGCAGGTGGAAGACGGTTTAGGTCACCATCCGAATCTGATCCAGGAACTTTTCAGCCAACCGAAACAGCTAAAAGGTATGGTCAGGTATCCGATGCTGGGAATGTTCCAGTGGTATATGGCTGGATAGATATATCTGTTGCCAAAAAGTATGACCCAACAAATCAAAATGCTGTAAATGGCTGGATAGATCTTTCTTAAAAAAAAATACCCCAGGATATTTCACCTGGGGTATTTCTTAGTTTGTTTCTACTATTCGTGTATACGATGCCCAAGCACCATTTTCACTTGCTACGTCTGACACCTTGCTGATTACAGTATCTGCATACGGATTGTATGCGTGTAGAACTTTTCCATCACCGACGTAGATTCCAACATGGAATGACCAGTATGAGCTTCCATAGTGGAATGCTACAATGTCTCCAATTTTTGGATGCTTCACTTTTTTGCCAGCCTTTGACTGGGCGGAAGCTGAGTGGTATAGATCCACTCCCTGTTGTTCATAGAACCAACGAACAAGACCAGAGCAATCCCAGTATCCTGGTTTCGCTCCATATCCATATTCAGATCCTACATACTTTTTTAGTTTTGATATTGCCCTGGTCATTTCTGCAGTGTTTGCGTCAAGCTTTTCTTGCTTGACCCTCTGCTTCTCAGCCTCAAGTTCAGCTTTAGCAGCAGCCTCTGCAATGACACCCATAGGCTCTTTCTCAAAAAGCAAAAGATCCATAAGAGTTGGCTCTTCTGGATTTGCTAGGATTACGCTATTTAGTTTTTGATCCGCTTCAGCAGGAATGCTGGAGCAGTTTGTAAATCCAAAAGCCATAAAAATGACCGTTGCACTTACAGCAGCAATTTTTTGTTTATTAAACATTTGCTACCTCCTTATTTTTTTTGTTGTTACGGCATTTAAACTACAATGCCCTGGCAGACAATATTCTTCAGGTAGTAGAATATCTCCTTGAGTATGCCAGTGATTCCACGTTGTTGTTACTCTGTTTGTCACTATGTTCCTCTTAGAACAAAACTTCCTTGTTTAAGGGAAGTCTTACAATTATAGCACTTTTTTGGGGTATTGGCAAACTTCTGCAATATCTTAAGACTGTTTGTGATAAAATTAAAGCAGGAGAAAAATGGCAAACCAATCAAACCTATATGCCGAAAGGGCATACGCAGAGCAGCCCACTGCCCTATGGTCGTTTGACGACGAATGCACATACGTCTCATATGTTTCTGAAACAGTAAAGGACTTATCTTCATCAGCATGGTCCGTCATCTACGATTCTGGGGAAGCCCAGTATGACGAGTTAAGAGAAGACTTTTTAAATGCAAACGATCCATATCCACCGATCAGATCTGCCAAAACTGCAAAGATTAGCCTAGACGCTGCAGCTATGACAGCTGCCGAAACTATCGGTTCAACCAGGTCTCTAAAGCTTTCTACAACAACTGGAATTACAAAAACAGCAACCCATCCACTAACAGTTAGCTTTTATTTCTATTCACAAGGATCCGAAGTAAAGAGTGTATCTATTTATCATGAAGGTCAAGCAGAAAACGAAAGAAAGGTTTTCACAAATGTTGCTGGAAAGCTTGACGAGTGGCTTCTACTATCGACAACATTTTCTGGTTCAATATCAAGTAAAAAGATTATTGTAAAAATTAACTACGGAGTCTCAAACTCTGGTATCTACACATATTTCATTAATGGATTTTCAGCAGGAATAAATTCAGAAAACTACTCTAGCTATTCAACAGGTCAGCAACTAGAACAGGTATCTGGAGTTCTTTCCTCAAGCTTTTATGCTTTAAAATCATCTGCATATGGAGAGTTGTCTAATTACGCATACTATGTTGGAGACAATTCTTCAAAAGTTTTATACGCAAAAAATTCTTCAGTGCCAATGGTTTACGGTGCTTCATCAACTACGGTTGTTAGCCCTGCACCAAGCGGAGGTCCATCTCTGATCGTTCCTGGCAAAGGTTTTATGAATGAAATCGGAAGAAGTCAAACCATAACTTTTGAGTCTTGGATTAGAATTAACTCAAATCAAACTTCGGCTCCAAGGAAAATTTTTGGACCTATTTCAAACTCCGATGGTCTATATGTTGACGGACCATTTCTTAAGCTAAAGATTTCTGATAAATACGCATCTCACTACGTTGGCGAATGGTTTAGACCAATGTTGGTAAATATTGAAATGACAAATAACCTATTTAGCCTTATTGTCAATGGAGAACGAGTAGCCTCTATTACTGTAGACTCAAAAACCTTGGATCTTGCAAGCTACAGCTATGACTATCTGGGCTTCTATGCACATGAAGAGGTCCCTTTTGTCGAAGTTGACTGCATTGGTTTTTATCCATACAGAGTCCCAGAGGTTGTTGCCAAACGTCGATTTGGTTATGGTCAGGCAGTGACTCCACCAGAAAACCTTGCTACGGCATATTCTGGTACTCAGATTTTTGCAGACTACACTTTTGCAGGGTATTCTTTCGACTACGGTTATCCACGACTAGAGCGTTGGGGATCGTCAAAGAGAGAAAATACATATCACTCATTGGACATCCTAGGATCACCATCTCTACAACAGCCAGAGATTATGCTAAACAAAACATTCGGAAGAACTATAGCTGATACCACAGAATGGCTTTCAGATGTCATTGCTGCAAATAAGGCAGACACAGATACGACTCCTTACATTCTTTTAAAGCCAAGCGGAATAGATAGTCGATGGGATAACGTAAGCGGATACCTACATCTAAACAAGCTAAAGATTACAGGCTCAACACCACTATACGCCATCTACGCTGCATTCAAGCGTACAGGGTTCTCTGAAGAAGAGCAGGTGCTCGTCAAGCTACAGCACACAGATACAAAAGATCAGATTGTTGTCACTCTAGAGGGAAATCTTCTAAGATATCGATACAACATTGGAATGTCTAGTGGTGACATTTACACAACAGAAATTCTGGAAGACCCAGAGGATGACTCCGAGAAGACGGTCGTAGTGGGAATGAATATACCAGCGTTAATAGCGTATGCCAATTCTAAAATTATTGGATACACTACCCCCATCAACAAAGCTGCTCAAAGATACAAGGTTCTGGGCTTAAGAAAGGTAGCCAAAATGCTATCTAATTTAAACAAGATTGAGCTATTCGTTGGTGGAGATTATCTTGGTAAGGATGAAGAAGTCAAGTCAACCTTTACAGGCAAGATCTATGGTCTTGGAATGCTTACTAAAATTTCTGCAAACAGGTTCTCAAACCTGTTTAATGTGACTCAAGATTCATTGCCAACAGGTCTTGCAGATTCAAACTATAGCATCAGCACACTTCTTGCTGGTCCCAACACATATTTATATGGTTTAAAGGAAAAGTCTTTTGGGTCTACAAAATCAGATAGCATCTACAGCCTTGACGTATCAACACACTCCTACTGGGAGGACTATATTCCAATAAGCAAAATTGCAAAAACAGCAACAAACGCTGATGGAACAAAGGGATATAGAACTGACATGATCCAGGTGTCACTAGACTATCCTGCATCTAAAAAGACAAAAATTGTTTCTGGAACAAAATATAAAGACACGTCTTCGTCACTTGTAAAATCCTATGTAATTTTTAAAACTAGGACAACACCACTAGCTACATACGGCACTGACATATCTCCTGAGCTGTTACCAGAGTCAAATGTGATCGATGCGAGATCTGGCTGGGCTGGTAAAAAATATGAAGTTGTTGATGGAACAGTGATTATGCCACCAGAAGATTCTTACGAAAACTATGAAAATCTGGTTATGGTCACCCTGCTTGAAATCTCATCAAAGATTTCTTCAACAGACAAGGTTGGAATAAGATTTCTAGAGTATTCTGCACAGACATATGATAAAGCAACGTCAGACTCTTTCTCTACAGATCTAGCAAAGGGCATTGGGACAAGACTTGGTAACATTATTTACCCATACTCAATTGTAAATAATAAGTATAGCTATGGATCATATTCTCCATATGCCATCAATAAGTCAAGCACCCCATATCTATATCTGACCGACAAGAGTGGCATAAAGGTCCTGAACTCATATTCTGATTCCCAGAGTCGTGGTATCTATGTTCCAATCAATAAAGCAGGTAGTGATAACTACAACATCAGCTCGGTAGTCATGATGCTCAACTTTAATGACTCAGAGTTCCCAGAGTCTAAAATGACTGTTGCAGAAATTTCAGATGCAAAATATGGAAAGACAAAGGTCACGCTAGAAAGACTGTCGTCCTCTACATCAAATAGGGCTAGGCTAAGAGCAGAGTACTTGCTTAACGGTGTTTGGGTGGAGCATAAAGATGTTTCTTTCTACGTCAATGGTGCTTTATCTGCAAGCCCAGTCCTTAACTTAAATGAGTGGTCTTTTGTCGGAATGCTGTTCTTGAGCACTCTTGACTTCTCTAATATGACAAACGGTAATCTACAAATTGTTGGTAGCCTGTGCGTAAGTCACGTTTCATATTATCAGATTGATTCCGAACGACTACTTCAGCAGATTGTGTCAGATGAGTGGTCAGACACACTCTCTCTATCACCTGCCCCAGACCCACTACCAACAGAGCTTTCTGGGTACAGCCCACAGCCACCTGGTGGTGTTTGGGACAATACTTGGGGGTCTGTGCTATACAACACAGACAAGCGTGGAACTTGGCTACTAGTTAGCCTTTCAAATGCAGTGGCAACTCCATCAATTACTCCAGAAAACATTTACAAAATTTACACTGGAACAAACAAAATAATCTTAAACACTGATAACACAGGAATTAAGATGGGGTCATACCAATATGATCTATATAAAGATGCAAAGTGGCAACCATCCTTGATACTTTCTGCATAATGTGGTATACTGGTGGTTATGGATAAGATAATGAATGGACCACTTGGTAAAACTCGTGTAAGAGTAATCGAAGAAAAGTTTTCGGATGCAGGTATTTATGTATGGCAATTGCCATCAGGAAAGTACTTCACCGACGGTGAGGGCAGTGCTCTCAGCATTGAGTCAATGATTAATGACACCGTAAAGATCAAAGAGCTAACAGAGGCAGCAGCCTATTATGGTCAGCCAGAAGGGAAGCCAGTCTTTTTCTCAAACATCAGAAAGATTTCAGATGAAGAGTATAGCGAGCAGCAAGACCGCATGGCAAATGGCTTTATCCCATCAGCAAACGACCTAGGTGCTTTGATAGCTGCAAAGAATACATACAATATGTATGGAAGTGATGACTAATGTCTAACGAAATTACTAGAATTCCAATTCCAATCCGAATGGATGAACCACAGGTCGAAGAAAATATTTTTAAGAGCATGGACTTATTCAGCAAAGACTGGGATGAGGTTCGACAGTTTTCAGGTATCGACGCAAACTTCAAACGACGTGCAGACCGAGTGGTATCAAAGAACCAGGTCTCAGACGCTTACATGGACTCAGCAAACGCTGTACAGGGCGGTAGAGAGGATGCAAAGTCTAAAGCAATTAATCCAGGGATCGTTTACCGTAACGCATACGGTCTATTCGACGTAATTACCCCACCATACAACCTAAACGAACTTGCAAACTACTATGACACATCATTTGCTAACCATGCTGCCATTGATGCAGTTGTAGAGAACACCGTTGGTCTTGGTTATGACTTCAAGGTATCCGACAAGACAATGCTCAAACTTGAGTCTGCAGAAGACAAAGACTCAGCTGACCGTGCTCGTAAGCGTATTGAGCGACTAAAGGTACAGCTTCGTGACTGGCTGGAAAGTCTAAACGATGACGAATCCTTTACCAGCATTCTTGAAAAGGTAGTCACAGATATTCATGCAACTGGTAACGGCTACATCGAAATCGGTCGCACCATCAAGGGTGAGATTGGTTACGTTGGTCATATCCCATCTACAACAATGCGTGTCCGTCGTCTACATGATGGCTTTGTCCAGATGATTGGTAACAAGATCACATACTTCCGTAACTTTGGTGCTACAAACCCAAACCCAATTACTGGAGACAAGCGTCCAAATGAGATTATTCACATTAAGGAATACTCTCCACTAAATACTTTCTATGGTGTTCCAGACATCGTAGCCGCAATGCCATCTCTAATTGGAGACGCACTTGCATCACAATACAACATTGACTACTTCCAGAACAAGGCAGTTCCTCGCTACATTGTTACACTAAAAGGTGCTCAGCTAACTGCCGAGGCAGAAGATAAGCTATTCAGATTCCTGCAAACTGGTCTTAAGGGTCAGAACCACAGAACACTATACATTCCGCTTCCTGGAGATTCAGATGGCAATAAGGTTGAGTTTAAAATGGACCCAATCGAAAGCGGTGTACAAGAAGGATCATTCTTCAACTACCGTAAGCAAAACCGTGATGATATTCTTGTTGCTCACCAGGTTCCACTTTCAAAGATTGGTGGAGGGGATGCAGCAGGAGTTGCAGCATCAATCTCACAAGACCGCACATTCAAGGAGCAGGTAACTCGTCCTGAGCAAACAAAACTGGAGAAGATTCTTAACAAGATCATTCGTGAGAAGACAGATATCCTTGAGCTTAAGTTTAATGAGCTAACTCTTACAGACGAAGTTGCACAGTCACAAATTATTGAACGCTTTATCCGCAACAAGGTTATCGTTCCTAATGAAGCTCGTGAGATGATCAACCTACCAGACATCGCTGGTGGAGACAAGCCTGTAGAGCTTACAGCTCGTGCAGCTGCCGATGCAAACGCTAACACACAACAGAACCGTAATAGGGATGCAGAAAGAACTGCAAACCAGTCTGATGGGGAAGCCACAACCACTGGGAGAAATCCACAGGGAGAGGGTAGAGCGACAAATTAATAAAATTGTGCTATAATGTAAAAGTAACAATTTGATTAAAAAAGGCTCTATAATATAATTAGTATGACTATTCAAAAAGCTCACTTCAGCACAGACGGCGACAACGTTCGCCTAGCGATGCCTTTCTCTAAGGTAGACGCTGAACGTCGTATCGTATCTGGCTTTGCCACTCTTGACAACATCGACAAGCAGATGGACATCGTTACCCCAGAAGCCTCTCTTAGTGCTTTCTCAAAATTCCGTGGTAACATTCGTGAAATGCACCAGCCATCAGCAGTTGGCAAGATGGTCGCATTTAAGGAAGACAAATACTTTGACCCAGAGTCAAAGAAGTTTTACTCAGGCATCTATGTGTCAGCATATGTTTCAAAGGGTGCTCAGGATGCATGGGAGAAGGTTCTAGATGGAACCTATACAGGCTTCTCAATTGGCGGTAGAATGAACAAGTGGGACGATGCCTACGACGAAAAGATGGATGCCCCTATCCGTATCATCAAAGACTATGACCTAGTAGAGCTTTCACTAGTTGACAACCCAGCAAACCAGTTTGCCAGCATTCTATCTGTAGAAAAGGTAAATGGAGTAAGCACCATCAAGGGAGATGCTGCTGAAGTCGTTGTTGAAAATGTTTTTTGGGACAAGGAGTCTGGACTAGTTCTAGTTTCTCAGAATGAATCAGAGATTGCCCCAACCAATGGAAACCACATGGAGAACATTGGGTTTGTTGAAAAGTCAGATGCTGACAAAGTAGACATGATAAAGTTCTTAGTTGATAGTGCTAAAGGCATTAATGTAGCTAAGATGACACAGGAGGATAATATGACAGATGAAATTAATAATGAAGTTGCTGCAGAAGAAGTAGCAATCGATGCTGTTGAGATCGCTCCAGAGGCAGATGCCGAAATCGAAGCTCCAGTTGCAGACGACGTTGAAAAGGCTGCAAAGCCTGAAGACGCTGATCAAGCAGCCGAGGGTGACATGGACGCTACCGAATCGTCAGCAGACGAAGAGGAAGAGAAGAAGGCAGAGAAGTCAGATGAGGTTTCAGCAGATGCTGTTACTGACTTGAAGGATGCCGTTACATCAGCCTTTAGCGAAATCACCGCAGTAATCAAATCACTTAGTGAAGAAGTTGCTGCACTAAAGAAGTCAAGTGAGTTGACAGAAGCAAAATTTGCAGATGCTCAGAATGACTTTGCTAATCTTGGAAAGTCGCTTTCTGCTTTAGAAGCAGATACAGCTTTCCGTAAGTCTGGCGATCTTGGAGAGATCGTACAGGAACCAGCAATGGTTGAAAAATCAGTATGGGGCGGACGTTTCCTCAATAACTCCGAACTACTAAAATAAAAAAATAAACATTTCATGGAGGTGAAATATATGTCGGAAGAAATTATCAAAAACAATCCAGGTGCAGTTTACCCTAACGCAGAGGGTGGCTTCGCAGCTGGTGGTATTGGTGGTGTAACTGATCCTGGTTTCGCATTTGTTGGGAACACAGCAGACGCAAACCTAGGACTAACAACTGGTCCTAACGCAGTTAACCCATCAGCTACCGAAAACCCAAATTACCCAGGTGCTGGTATCCTACGTCCTGAACAGGCTCGCCGTTTCATTGACTACGTTTGGGATGCAACTACACTTGCTAATGACGGTCGCAGAGTAACAATGCGAGCTAACACAATGGAACTTGAAAAAGTTAACGTTGGAGAGCGTGTTGTTCGTGCAGCCAACCAAGGTGATGCATCATTCACCAACGCTGGAGCGACATTCTCAAAGGTGGAGCTTACTACTAAGAAGCTACGTCTTGACTGGGAAGTTTCAGCAGAGGCACTAGAAGACAATATTGAAGGCGGTGCACTAGAGGACCACTTGGTTCGTCTAATGACCACAGCTTTCGGTAATGACATCGAAGATCTCGCTATTAATGGAGACACTGCTCAGACATCTGACGCATTCCTCGGAATTATGAACGGTTTCATCAAGCACTCAACTGCTGATGGAGACGCTCACGAGGCAATCGTTGGTGCTGGTGCAGACTGGACAACTGAGGACATGCAGAAGCTTATTCTTGCACTCCCTCGTCGTTACCGTGCTCTTCAGAGTGGACTAAAGTTCTACGCAGGAACCGATACCTTTGCAAACATTGTAAAGAACAACGGAACTGTTTGGGATTCAATTGGTTCAACTGAGGCAGCTCGTGGTTCATACCTTGGTGGTATTGACCAGACCGTTGGAGGAGCACGTCAGACTCGTGTTCTAGGTGTTCCAGTTCTTGAAGTTCCTTACTACCCTGCAGACTATGTAGACCTTACATTCCCTGCTAACCGTATCTGGGGCTTCCAGCGTGACATCACTGTCAACCGTTTCTACGTTCCAAAGAAGGACACAATTGAATACACCGTATTCGTCCGCTTCGGAATCAACTGGGAAGAGCAAGACGCAGTTGCATTCGCAACCAAGTCAGTTTCCTAGTAGGTAGACACCCAATTGAGGGGGGTAGGGTTAATTCCCTGCCCCCTTCTTTTAATTTAATGCTATAATAATTTAAGGAGGAATCATGTCAGATTTTAACAATGATTTAAATGAAACTGAGGCTGTCGCAGAGGCAGTCGAAGTTGTTGCTGAACCAATCATCATCGATGAAGTACCAGCAGATGTAACACCAGAGATCGAAGAGGTAGTAGAAGCACCTGTTGTAGAGAAGAAAGCAAAGAAAGAGCCAAAGGCTGTTCAAGCTAATCCTACTGAAAAGGTAGCACTATTCTCAGAGAGAAACGTTGCTTGGCAGGAAGCTGGAAAGCTATTGGTTGGATACAATCTAGTTACCAAAGAGCTTGCCGACAAGTGGTTAACCAAGAAGGGTATTCGCCTTGCGACCCCAGAAGAGATTGCTACAAGGGTGAAGAACTAGCATGGAAATCTTGAGGGTCCCACCATATCCAATCACAACTACTTGGACAGTACCAGAAGCTAACCACGCTTACCTGATCTATGTGGAGGATGTGGTGGACCACTCAGTAGAAACTGTTGAGGTAACATCATCAAGTCAATCAACAGTAGAGTATATACTTCCACGCTCAAAGGTAGAGTTCGACCGTGACTTTGCTTTAAAGATTTACGACACAGACTTACTGGGAGACATCGTAACAGAGTCAAACCTAACCGTCTATAGACCATATGTAGATCCCAATACTCTTGGCTCAACACCAACAGAGGTTGAGGATTACAAAAAGTGGGAGATTATTGCTCGCTCTATCATGGATGCCTATCTTGGCAATGATTCAGCAACTGGAGAAGGCTTCTATAACCATAAGCTTATTGTCCAGGGTGTTGGAGATGGAGCAGACTACTTCCCAATCTGGCACAATCCAAAACGTGTGCTAAAGGTATACGAGAACAATGTTCTAGTTTACGACTACGACACTAGAGTAGACTGGGAACAGCAGTACATTATTTCACCAAATAACGCATCGATTATGCGAGTTCTAACTGGGACGTACAATAGGTTCGAAAGTACTCCAGTATCGCTTCCAGTAGCCACTGGTGACCTGCAGTACTATGGTCACGGAGGGATGTCGTTCCCAAGAGGATATGACTATGTGTTCGTTCTTGATGTAGGATACAAGGCAGTTCCACCAGACATTGAGATCGCAGCAAAGATGCTAATCGAAGATTTGAAGTGTGGAAATAACGATTACTACAAGAGATTCGTTACAGCCTACAGCACAGACCAATTTGACATTAAATTTGCTCCTCAGTTCCTAGGGGGTACTGGCAACAACATTGTAGATAAGATCCTTAATGGATATAAAGGCAATGTGTTCAAGCCAGGAATCATCTAATGACGGCTTGCGAATCTACAGATTTCATGTATCCATTGCTAATGGATGTTTATTACCCTATCGTTGAGCAGGGTGGATATGGTAATGTTAAGAAGCAATGGGTGCTAGACAAGTCAGTAGCTTGTGCCTTCGTAGCTGGTGGGGTTAAGGCAAAGAAAGATGTGCAGCCAGACGCAAAGATTGATATCGACAACTCTATTGTTGGTCGAATTCGTGGAGACATCACCACTTCATCAAGGGGTACTCTAAACTCCCTAACAAACATTATCGTTACTAATATTAGAGATGCCAATGGCAATGTTGTTTATAATGAACCGTCTGGTCCAAGAGCAGGAATGGCTACCATATTTGAGGTTGCAACTTTCAACCCAGTCGTTGGTCCATTCGGAACTACAGAATATTTTAAGTTAGTTCTAAGACGCTCTGAAAACCAGGCGGCAGATCTATGATAAGCGTAGATTTTGAAGACGCAAAATTCTTTGCAGAAATGAACAACTTCATCAAATATTCCGAGGGATACCTGGAAGGGGTTCATCTAGGCAAGTCGAAGATGTTGCAAATATTTGGCTCAAGGACAAAAGAGATTGTAGAAGAGTATATTGACACAATGGCAAGAATGGATCCTCAAAGCCTTCATCACGTCTATGAGTGGTATCAAACTGGCAGCCCAGCAGCAAGACTATTTGACATTGACTATCGTGTAACAAGTGGTGGGCTTACTTTTGGAAGCTCCTTTTCACAATCTAAAACATTTAGCAATGGCTCTGAGACACCCTTCTACAATAAGGCAGAGATTATGGAAAAGGGTATCCCTGTCACCATTGTTCCAAGAACAGCAAAAGCCCTCAGATTTGAAGATAATGGAGAAACAGTTTTTACAAAGAGTCCAGTCACAATCCAGAAGCCTGGTGGCTCTGCAGTCCAAGGATCGTTCGAAGAAGTTTTAGAAACATTTTTCTCTGTATACTTTACGCAATCATTCCTGACTGAAAGCGGATTTACAAAACATCTACAGACACCGCTTGACTATAAACGAGGATTGCCAAGAGCAAAGACTGGTGGGGCTTCGGCAGGTAAACAAATAGGGTATAATTGGATAGTGAATGCAGGAGGCAAACTATGACATCAGTATTAAATACACCAGCACTTTGGGTTAACCACTATCTACAAGAGAAGCTTGTCGATCTGGGGTTTGAATCTGTGCCATTCTTTCCAACAACCCCATCCACTCTAAACGACATCACAGAGTACTTCCCAGAAGGCGGTATTATGTGCACATATGACAGATTAATTAGATTGAGAAAATCGCCATTTCCACATATTAAGTGTGAGCAACTACTTTACTACTTCTATGCAACAGCAGAGAATTCAGTTGTTAACATGGTAAAGATTACTGAAACAGCACTAAGACTTCTTGACCGTGAAGACGAGTCTGCAGACGAAATTAACGACTGGGCAAAGGCAAAAGGTTCTTTGGTGGTTGAGGGAGAGACCCTTACGCCAGATTTTAGGTTTCATAAATTCAGGGTATTCCAGCTTCAGGAGACCAGAGACATCATTAACTTTGGAACAGCTAGAACATACGGTGGCAATAAGATTATTATTGAATTCGACTACCACTTGATAAATAGTTAAAAACTCTGTTATACTTGTAAATGAGGAAACAAAGCCCCTCTATTCTATAGAAAGAAAAAGAGGTGAAAAATATGGCAGATTACAAACGTGGCAATAGTGCTCAGATTATTGTTGGAGCCGCAGCATTGTTCGTAAAGGACAGTGGACCAGTAGTTGTTACTACAGGTGACACAGGCATTCCAGCATTTACTCAGGGTACAGACTACAAAGAAACCATGTCAGATCTAACTCCTACAACAGGAACAGGTCTAGGATGGACTAACGTTGGTTACACCAGCAATGGTCTAGAACTCAGCTTCGAACCTGACTTCGGTGAGGTAAAGGTTGACCAGCTACTTGACGTAGCTAAGCTATTCAAGCAGGGAATGAAGGTAACTCTTAAGACAAGCTTCGCAGAAGCAACTCTTGAGAACTTGCTTCTCGCAACTGCTGCTACCAACGAACTTCTGGCTCACGACGAGACAGACACCGTTGGTAAAGAGCTTGAGCTTATTTCAGGTGAGCTTGGAGAATATCCACTAGAGCGTGGTCTTATCGCTATCGGTGCATCAACAGATGTTGGTGCTCTTGGTACAGAGGCTACAACTCACACCAACGCCCAGCGTGTTTATGTTGCATACCGTGCACTTTCAATCGAAAGTGTTAACGTATCAGCTAAGCGTGACGAGGCTACTATGTTCGAAGTTAACTTCCGCTTGCTTCCAGATGACTCTGGTGCATACGGTAAGATTATCGACCGTTCATACCTACCTTCTGCTTAATTGCAACAGTAGACAACTTAATAGGGACTGCCCTGGCTTCGGCTGGGGCAGTTTCGTTTTTAGGGTATAATAGAGTAATGCCTACACAAGTATATGAATCAGAAACAATATTTACAATGGATGGACAAGAAGTCTACCTAACGCCACTCAAGCTCAAATACCTTAGAATGGTAATGGACAAGTTTGACGACATGTCCACAGTTAAGAACGACATTGATGCAATCTCCGTACTAGCAGAATGTGCTCTGATCGGAATGAAACAGTACCTGCCAGAGGTCACTACAATCGAAGAGCTTGAAGATAGGTTTGATATGGATGCTATATACAGAATTATTGACATCGGTGCAGGTATTAAAATAAACAAAGATCCAGCAGTAGAGCCAGTAAAGCAACAAGCAACCAAGAGTTCAGAAAACTCCTGGGCTGATCTTGACCTAGCAAAGCTAGAGTCAGAGCTATTTTTGCTGGGCATTTGGAAAGACTACGAAGAGCTAGAAACATCTCTATCGATGCCAGAGGTATCCGCAACATTGAATGCAAAGAGAGATATGGATTATTTGGATAAGAGATTTACGGCTGCGTTACAGGGTGTAGACCTTGACGAACAGCTAGGTAAAAAAGAAGACGACCCATGGGAAGCCATGAAGGCTAGGGTCGCAGCAAAGACAAGTGGTATAGCTGTTGTCGATGCAAACGATATCACCTCATTCCAGGGAACTAAGGCTAGACAAAATGGCTTTGGAATTGGAATGGGTCTTTCATACGAAAAACTGGAAGAATAGTAAAGCCCTATTGTGATATAATTTAATTAGTCAAACAAGGAGGACTACAAATGGCTACAACTATTAATGAAGCAAAAGAGATTACCCTATTGGATGGAACCGTAATTAAGGCTCGTCCACTAAAGATCTCACTACTTAAGCAATTCATGAAAGCCTTCGATGGTATTTCAGATGTCGCTGAAGACAACGAAAAGTCTCTGGACCTACTACTTGCTTGTGTTGCAATCGCAATGAAGCAGTATTCTCCAGAGTCAGCAGGTAAGGATCTTGAAGAAATTCTAGACCTTCCAACCGTCTACGCAATCGTAGAGGAAGCAGCAGGAATTAAGCTAGGCGATTCAGTGCTTAGTAACCTGGGCTAAAAAATAAACAAGAGGTGTAAATTGAATGGCTGATATCCAATCCAACATTAGAGTCAATATTGACACTAATAGTGCTTTGGCATCCCTAAAGGTGTTGCAGAGTCAAATATCAGCCTTTCATCAGCAGATGTCTCGTACTGGTGCAGCAGCTGCATCAGACATGGCACGTCTACAAAATAACTTCATTACTGCGGTAAATAGAAGTGGACAATTCGATGCGTCTATGCAGAGAGTTAAAACTACCACAGAGCAGTTTACCACAGCACTAGAAAAGAACAAGCTCACGACTGGAGAGTACTTCAGATATGCAGGAGCATCAACAAAGACTTTTGGAAAACTCTTTAAGAATGAGTTTGACACTATTAACAAGGTCGCTCGTGAACGAGTAAAGGACCTACAGACCCAATACATCAAGATGGGTCGTGACGCATCTGGTGCTGTCCAGGCAATCAAGATTCGTCCACTCATGCTTGATATGGAAAACCTATCAACAAAAACTCAAATTGCTGCACAAAGACAGCAACTTCTAAATCAACTTCTTAAGCAAGGCTCTACAAACATGCTCAACTGGGGTAAGAATACCCAGTGGGCTGGTCGTCAGCTTATGGTTGGTTTTACTGTTCCACTTACAATGCTTGGTCAGATTGCAGCCAAGACATTCATGGACATGGAAACATCAGTAATTAAATTTAAGCGTGTATATGGTGACCTGAGTACAACAATGCAGCAAACAGACGATATGGCTGGACAGGTTCAGAGCCTAGCAAAAACATTTACAAAGTATGGCGTGGCTGTTGCGGACACAATGAGCATGGCTGCTGACGCTGCTGCTATGGGTAAACAAGGTGCAGACCTTCTTGCTCAGGTTCAGTCGGCAACAACCCTCGCAGTTCTTGGTGGGGTAGATCAGCAACAGGCACTTGAAACAACTATCTCTCTTACTAACGCATTTGGCATCTCTGCTGATCAACTAAAGAATAAGATTAACTTCCTAAACGCAGTTGAAAACCAATCGGTACTCAGCATTGAGGATATGACAATTGCTATTCCAAAGGCAGCCCCAGTTATTCAGCAGCTAGGCGGAAACGTAGAAGACCTAGCATTCTTCTTGACAGCAATGAAGGAAGGTGGAATCAACGCATCTGAAGGTGCTAACGCACTTAAGTCTGGTCTAGCCTCCATGATTAACCCAAGCAAGAAGGCATCAGATATGCTTGCTGGTCTTGGTATTAACCTAAAGAACATTGTTCAATCAAACAAGGGCGATGTCAAGGGAATGGTTGTAGACCTAGGAAACGCACTCAACGCTCTTGACCCACTAAAGCGAGCACAGGCAATCGAACAGGTGTTTGGAAAGTTCCAGTTCGCTCGTATCTCAACACTTCTAAAGAACGTTACAGATGCAAACAGCCAGGCATCCAGCGTAGCCAACCTTGCAGCACAAGGTCCAGGAGCAGCCTCAGTGCTTGCTGAACGAGAGTTGAAGAGAATTGAAGACTCTCCTATGTTCAAGTTTAAAAAGGCTCTAGAGGACCTCAAGGTAGAACTTATCCCCCTTGGAGAGCAGTTCATGAAGGCTGTAACTCCAATTGCAAAATTCTTTACAGATGTTCTAAAAAACTTTAATAACATGAGTAGCGGAGCCAAAGACTTTGTTGGAGGGCTAACCCTCGTCTTGGCTGGGGTAGGTCCAGTAGCACTTATGGCTATTGGTCTTATCGCTAACGGTATTGCTAACATGATTAAGCTATTTGCAAGTGTTAAGTCTTTCTTTAACAATCTAGGTCAGGGAACAAAAGACCTTGGTTCACAGACATCCTACATGACACAGGAACAAATTGAAGCTCGTGCAGTAGCTGCATCACTTGAGCAAGTCCATGAAAAACTTACACAGACATTTACTGCAGAGGCAGGTGCTGTCGCACTTCTTCGCAAGGAGATGGAACGTGCTGTAGCAATCCAAAACAATTTTGGAAGCAGAATCCCTGGAGCCAAGACTGGACCAAAGCCAAAGAAGATGGCTACTGGTGGTGTCGTAGTTGGTCCTGGTGGTCCAACAGATGACAAGGTTCCAGCCAATCTTTCAAATGGTGAAGTGGTTCTTTCTGTTGAAAATGTAAAGAAAAACCCAGCAGTGGTTGCTGCACTTCTAAGTGGTGCAAAGGTCAACATTCCTGGTTATGCAAAGAATGGTGTTGCAGGATATCAGTCAACTCGTGGATTTACAGACTCAACAAGCTTGCTCTCAAAAACAGCCAACGATCAGCTAAACCGTGGAACAGCGTCACCTGCAGGTATTGCTGCAGAGTACAAGGCAAATCCAAAGCTAATCCAAGGTCCACTAATTGCTTACATTGCAAAAGAACTTTTTGGTGCTAAGACTGTTAAAGATATTCAGGCTGCTGTAGAGTCTAATCCAGAAATTGCAAAGTATGCAGAAGACCTAAGCCACAACATTGCTAAAGAGGTTAGCAACGTTACAGGCGAAAAGATGGGTGACCCAGAATACTACGCAGCATCCGACAAGGCTAGAGCCAAGACAAAATCTTCAGACCCTCGTGTTCAGGCAGCAGCAGATAAGTTTGCAACAAACGTAACCACATTTGATGACAACACTCGTGAACGTCAGCGTGGTCATGGTGGATTCGGATCTATTGGTCGTGAAGCCATGACCTCCGAGCGTGGACGCTACACAGGTGTCTTTGACACTGGACGTAAGTTTGCATCAGCCGAAGGCATGGACACATCAAGATCGGTTGCTGCTCACAATACTGCTCCAGTAATTATGGATACTCCTGCAGATGTTAGAAACAGGATTGCAGCCCAGGGACAGACTCCATCATCACAACTTGACTCAGCACTATCAAGAAAAGATGCTGGAATTAAAGAGATTTACGGCAAGGCAGACGTAAACACAAAGTACCAGGTTCCATTTGACGCAACCAAAGCACAAAAGGAAGCTATAGTTGGTCAGGTTCCTGCTGCAGCAACTAAGCCACAAACAACCCAGGCAGGTGCAAAGATTGCTGCAAAGATTGAACAGGATGTAGCAGAGGCAACAAATGTTGCAGCACAGGCACAATCTCCATCACGCAGAACTAAAGAAGCAGGTAAGAACCTTGCAGATGGGGCTATCGTTGGTATCAATGAAGCTGGTCCAGCATTCAAGAAGAGTGTTGCAGATACTGCAAAGAGTTCATTTGTAATTAGTCCAGCATCGGCACAGTACGCTAAAGAGCAGTTCCACAAGATGATGAGACCCTTTACGGATTCTGCTGGTATTGTAAACGTTGAAAAGCTAAATGCTGTACACGGAGTTAGAGTACACCTGATCACTCAGGAGGAAAAGAATCTTCGTCAGGCAAGCCAGATGCTTGCCGTGGCAGACAACCTAATGAAGCCATATAGGGTAACGGTAGAGGCTATTGGAAACGCTGCATTTATTGCAAAGCAAAAGATGACAGAGGGCATGGTAGCCATCAAGAACTTTGCAGTTCAGGCTCCAGGTGCAATTCGTAATGCTATGAATACTGCTGCAACCGCAGTCAAGGCTGGCGTAGAAAGAATGAAGGTTAGCCTTGTTCAACTAGGGACAAAACTAAAGCAAGCAGCAGCTACAGTTGGTAAGGGTGTCATTGGTCAACTCGGAAGCGGTAAAGCAATGATGACTACCGCAGCAGTAATGGGAACACTGTCCATGATGCCTGGAAAGGTGGGAGAAATTGCTAATGCAATCATGATGCCACTTATGCTTATCCAATCTGTAATTGCCCTGATACCAGAAACAATGCTTGCAGGACTTGCAACATTCTTTGGCACTGCAGCAGGAGCAGCAGTTCTTGCAATTGCAGCACCATTAGCTATATTTGCAGGAATTATTGCGTTCTCATTATGGCAGCAAGCAGAAGCTAATAAGAAAGCTGCTCAGCTTGGTAATGCTATGGCAGTCGCTTCAGATAGTGTTAAGAAGTTTGGAGAGCTTACTGGTCGTGTAGGACTGACAGAGGCTGCTCAAGCAGAGTCAGATGCACGTCGTGCAGGTCTCAAGTCGGTAGAAGACCTTCAGATTGGTAAGGATTACGTCGCCTCTGATGCAGGTAAGGCAGACGTTGCCAACCTTGAAAAGCTAAAAGAAAGCGGCAAGCTAACCCCAGCACAGGTTGCACAGCAGTACAGTGCTACACTTGCCCAAGCAATTTCGCAGGGTACTCTAACACTAACAGAAGCCAACAGTATTGCAACGGCTGTTGGTAAAGAGCTTGGTGACTCAGCATTCCCAATTACAGTTACTTCACAGCTATCAGAACTTCTTGGACCAGATGGAACAGACATTCTAAAAGATCCACTAAAGGTTACAACAAAGCTTATCCAGTCAACCACTGAAAACGCAGACTTCCTTCTTGACGACGCTGTATATACTCAGAAAGACATTACAGCTCAAAAGCAAGAAAGTTTTGACAAGTTATACGGAAACATGACAAACCTAAAGGGTGAAAAGTTAAAGCCAGGTGAACAATACACATCTGGAAACCAAACCTATACTGCACCAAAATTAGAAGACCAATATGCATATGGAACGGTTGGAGGCATTAAGCCTGGAAGAGGAGACGACGCTAAAGCAGGATACACAGCAATGCTTGGTTCATATGGATCAATTCAAACATCAATTGACTCTGGTGTGGCTGCTGTTGACAAAAAGATTGCCGAAAAGCAAAAAGAGTTTGATGCAGAAACAGACAAGACAAAGAAAGCAGCCTTAAAGACAGAGATAACAGGGCTTGAGGGCAGTAGGGATGCAGACATTACAGCAATCTACAAGGCAGGTGCTGATCAACGTGCAAAAATTAACACCGTCGGTAAGGCTGTTGACGACAAGGGCACATTCAATACTGCAGTTGATGAAAAGTATGCCAACGCAACAGAAGAAGAGAAGACTGTAGCCAACAAGCAAAAGGATGCTATTAAGGGTGTCGAAAACTCCGACATGAGAATGCTGCTTGAGGGGCAATTCCTTGGAGATGCAATTGGTAACCAAGACATGGCTAGTGTTATTAAAATGGCTGGTGAAGGTGGTGGCGGTGCTGGAACTGTTGGAGGAAACTTCTCAACAGCATACCAGGCTTCCGTTAATGCCATGGGCGACCGTCAGACGACAGAGCTTATGGGCAGTGCTCAAGCTCGTGGAGCGAACACAGCAGTTACCACAGGTGCTCTTGAGAGAGCTTCTCGTAGCACAGCAGACCAGGAAGCGGTTACTGCTGGTCTTCAGAATGTCAATCTAGACCTAACTACTGATGACGCTATGACTAAACTGAACACGTTTGCAAACGCATATAAAAAGACCACAGATGACTTAAAAAAGATTCCAGAGACAAAACTTGTTGCTACAGCAGTTGTAGATAAAAAGATGCAGGATTTCATTAACAAGGATAAAGTTTTTCAAAATCTAAAAACAAAATCTCAAAAAGTTAAGTATCTAGCTAACTTTAACGCAACTTTGGGAATGGCTGGAGATAAGAATCTACAGGCTCAATTTAAGGCTTGGGCTGCTGGAGACCCAACAAAGACTTTTAGCATGTTTGCTTCATATCTTGCTGGAAAGAGTGTGGGTTCTGGTGCAGCCCCTGCAGCTGGAGGTGACACTGGAGGTGACACTGGTGGTGGCGGTGGTGGAGGCACTCCAATTGACAAGCAGCAACGCAAGATGGACTACTACAGTGGTGCAATCAACCAGATCAATAAGCAGGAAGAAAAGATTAATAAAGCCTACGATGAACGCATGAAGGCTATGGATAAGATTCAGAAGGCTAACGATGTTATCAACCAGCAGAAGAAGGACCAGCTAGACCTTGCTGACGCATTGTCAAAGGGTGACATCGGTGCTGCTGCAAGAGCACAGCAACAGGCTCGCCAGAACGCTCAGAACGCTGCCATGCAAGAACAGCGTGATAGAATGACTGAGGCAAAAGATTCTCAGATTGCAAGCCTAACATTTGGTGGAAAGACCAAAGAGCAGTGGCAGTCACTTCTTGACGCAGCAACCCAAAATAAAGACCTTAAAGAACTCAAGAGTGCAAAGTCTGAGGGTTGGGCTATGGGTGGACGTGTTGCTAAGCACTTTGCTTCTGGCGGTATGATGAACTACCTTGCTAATGGAAAGATGCCTATATTTAAGCCTATGGGCAAGGACACAATTCCTGCTATGCTACAACAAGGAGAGTTTGTAGTAAAGAAGTCAGCAACTGACAAGCTTGGTGCTGGAAACATGGCTAAGATTAACCGTGGAGAAATGCCTTCAGGCGGAGGCAGTTCAGTGTATAATTATAGTATCAGTGTTAACGTTAAGTCAGACGCAAACGCTGATCAGATTGCAAAGACAGTTATGCAGCAGATTCAACGAGTTGAAGGTCAGGGAATGAAGGGAAGTAGAGTTTAATGCCAGCAGTATCACCAACATACATGGATGGTCGTATCAAGTACGCACGTCCAGAAGCCGTCCTATTCTCTGAAAACCCAGGAACTCTAGAGCCAGACTGGAAAGTAACAGGCTTAAATGCTGTTATCACATCAGGATCTTATGAGGTTCAGCTTTCTGAAAATGGTGGAAGTACTGTAGGTCTTGTTCCAGGATACGTTCTACTAAAGACATCTGGCAACGGAGCATTTGGAACAAGCGTAAAGGTTGTGGAAGTTACAGGACCAAAAACCTTTACAGTGAATGTTGCACACTCAGAAAGTTCTACAACATCAATCACATTCAACGCTGGATCATACGTTTTCTTGCCAGGCGGTACAGAGTTTAGCGACTTCATATTCCTGACAGACCACAACCGTGATGGACTAAACTTCTCACCAGAACGTATTGAAAAGCGTGAGCGTATGATTAATGGTCGTATGCGTTCATACCATATTGCAGACAAACTAAAACTTTCTGTATCTTGGAAAAATCTTCCATCAAGAGCATTCCCACTACCAGGAACTATTAACCCAACAACTGGCAAATCCTCAACTACCCCATACACAATTGACGGAGGAGCTGGCGGTAACGAACTTCTAGATTGGTACGAGAGTCACACAGGATCATTCTGGGTATTCCTATCATATGACAAATACAAAAACTTTGGTGATGACAGAGCAGCCTATGGACACCTGGGGCAATATAGCCAGGTAGTTGAAATGTATATTGCAGACTTCTCCTACACGGTAGACAAACGTGGTGGAAGCAACTACGACATGTGGAATGTTTCTGTTACACTAGAAGAGGCATAATATGTGGCAAAGCGAAAATAACTACTTACAAAAACATCTAGAGACATCCTCTACGATCAACTCTCAAGCACTCGTTGTTGCTGAGTGGAATCTTAACATTGCTGAAAACATTGATGAAATTGGTAACTATCGCAATAGACCAGATGCTGAGGTCGGAGACGACGACTATATCTTTTCTGGTCCAAAGACTAACTTTGTTTCTGAAAATGCACTAACAGCAACTAAGCACTACTTCGGTGCGACTGACTCAGATGTTGTTGTAGACGGTGGGTTTAAGGATGACGGAACCCCACAAATCTTTATTTCTAAAAAAGATAAAATGAAGACTCTTTTTTCTTTAGAGGACTGCCTAGGTCGCTTCCGCCCTCGTTCTGGAATCAACAAAGCTATATACTTCGACGGACAATACCTAAACCGTGTACACCCAGACATGGCTAGACAGCCAAGATTTTATTTTGGTACTGCAAATGACAATTTCAAATACTGGACATCGCTTAGAACAGAAGGCAAGACTGCCACTGTAACGGCAACTGTTACAAAAGTTGGAAAGTCAAAGTCAACCTCAAACGGTTGGGTTACCACCGTCTACGCCTTGAACTCTTTTGATGCTGGAGATTACGTTTCAATCCAGGGGGTAAACAAAGCGTCTGTGTCAACCATCAACAGAGACTTCGTTATTCTGACAGCCACATCAACATACTTCAAGGTATATGGTCTTATCAATAGCACTGCAGGAACTGTTACTCTAAGTGAAAATGGAGAACAGGGAACAGCAACAGTTGACAAAAGCTTTGAGGATATTCGTGGAGTATCTTATAGGTCTGGTAACAAGTTCTTCATCGACGACGCAGCACCCTTTGTAGTGTACAAGAATAGTCTTCCATCAAACAGATTGGTGGTCAAGATGCAGACAAAAGTCGGAGACATCGATGCAGCCCCTAGCGGAGGATACATTGATGAAGACGGCAATGCGTTCGACGACCCATTTTATGATACGTCTGCAACCAAGGCTGTTCCTCTAGATTGGAAAATTCAAGTACTTAACGCTCAGAATAACTGGGTAGATGCAGTAGACTTTTCTGGAGATAACAACATTGAGATTCCTTCAGATGGATATGTAGAGCTTGCTTATGGTCTTATCGTTCCAGACGAGTACACAGACTCTCTGATCTTTGCCCCCCAGCAGTCCTCCTTTGAAGCACTTCCAATCTCTGCACCAGAGGGATACGCATACCTTGTTCCGTCTACAAGTGGACCAGGGACCTACTACGTTGCAAACGGCAATGACTCTGGAAACAAGGTGGATAACTTCGACTCCTTTACACCAGAATATGGCTGGTACTTGCACTCAGAAACTCCTAGCAGAACCACTAGCTTCATAGACGAACTAACATCCCCACCGTATTACATGGACGGAACAACAAAGGTTTACAGGGATATTCAGTATGTGAAGGGTATGAGAATCGTTGTAGACTCAATGACAATTGACAACGTGACCTTCGACCTAATTGAAATGTCACCACGCCTTGCTGCAAACCTTACAGACAAGATCACATCTATATCTGTAACAAAACATGCCTCAGACCTTGGCTCAAGTGGTATGCCTGTAGGACAGCTACTGGCATCTACAGGAAGCCTAGACATGTTTGACTACGATCAAGCTTTTAATCCAAATAACCCAGATAGTCTTATTAGCTATCTTCAAACAAAGAACTTGCAGGTTAAGTTTTATGAATCAATCTACCCAGATAACGGAATGGTTTATCATGTTCCAATCAAAACTTTATATGCAGAAAGTTTTCCAGAGACAAGTGCTTCATCTAAGCACGTCTCCGTAAAGGTTCGTGATCTATTCTTCCACCTAGAAAAGATGAAGGCTCCAGAGCTAATTATTCCGAACTGCTCACTTAGCATGGCTGTCTCCTGCCTACTTGACTCTATTGGTTTTTCTAACTATACATTTAGAAGAATTGGACAGCAAGAGCCAGTTATCCCATACTTTATCGTTGGTCCAAACACCACAATCGGTCAGGTGCTGAATGACCTTGCGGTATCTACACAGACAGCAATGTTCTTTGACGAAACAAATAACCTAGTCCTAATGACAAAAGAATACATGATGCCAAGCGAGACGGAGCGAGCAACGTCGATGACTCTTCGTGGAGAAAACGAAATCATTGACAATCAGGTACACCTTACCAATATTGCACAGCTAGAGTCACAATCTGATGACGTTCACAACAGTGGAAAGATTACATATGAAACCAAGTATATTCAAAGGTCTTACAGCTCACTCTCACAGGCAAATGTGCTGGACGCAGAAAAAACTTGGGTATACAAACCAGTCTTACTGTGGGAGGTATCACCAGGAGAGAACACAAAGGCTTGGAACGATGAGTCTGGAAAGCAGTCTTCCTACACGCTTGCAGCAATTCCACTAGACACGACCCTATCCTCCGACATCCCATTTGTTGAGAACGGCGTTGTTGTCAATAACACAATGGATCTTGGGGAGGCTGTCTACTGGCTATCAAGATACAACGGTTACTTCTATGCCAACGGAGAAATTATTAAGTTTGATGCTGTTCAGTACAGCACTCTAACAGATGGAAACGTTTGGATCTCAAGCCCAGAGGAGTATCAAAAATACTTTGCAACAATGCCTTTTGGTGGAAAGATGTATCCAACAGGACTGGTAAGGATTTACTCAGAGCCGTACTATGATGCTACCGCAAATACCCTTAAGAATGGAAAGGTTGCTAAGCATGGTCGTGGTCAGTTTGGAACATCGATTGTAGAGCACCAAGCAGGACTTTCGTCTGGATGGACAGATGAAAAGCGAGTCAAGAAATGCAAGATGGTTTCAACTCTAATGTTTAACGGAGGAAATACAGGCATTACATATCAGAATGTTGCTGCAGGTGTTCTAACTGACTGGCACAGCGTAAAGACAGCTACTGCAAGCGGAATTATGAAGAACTACCTAAGCTCAAAAGAGATTACGGAGACTCAGACAAACAAGAAGAATGCTACAACTCCTGGAACCGTACAAAGCTCAGCACTCATTCTGGATGGACCAACATATCCATCAACGGTAAATCCGCAAGACTACATCCAGTATGTAACCAATCCAACACCTCTTGACAATAGGTTTGTTCACTACTCAACTCGTATGAGGGTCGTTGGCTCAATGGAAAATCAGCAATCAAGGACTCAAACTCCTGTTGGAAGTATGCCATACTATTCCGTGCAAGACGACCAAGGTAAGGCTGTAAACGTTGGTGGATCATCTGGCGGTATCGGAATTTGGGTAGACCCAACAACTAACGCAGGATACTACTATGAAATTGTAGCATTAACGGATACAGAGTCAAAAGCATATACTGCTACTGCGTCTGCAATTAACACAATTTTCTTTTACAAAATCCAATCACGACCTAGTGATGGTTTGGCTGTTCCAATTGTTCTATGGAGTGGCATGGCTCCAATCCTGGTTGACGATGGAAGATTTACTGGTCAAAGCAGAATGGTTAACGAAAAGAATCCAACCGTTTACGACATTAGCGTAGAATATCAGAAGTCTGGTACTGGAGTCAAGTTCTTCATGTACCTAAATGGAAGCCTTGTTGGCTCAGTTGTAGATGCAGACCCACTGAACAAACACAACAACATTGCACTCTTTACTCGTGGATCATCTAGAATTATGTTCGAAAACGTTTCTGCTCTTGCGACCAACGCCGAAGTTAACCCATCATCTCTTGTGAACGCTCCAGTAGCAAACGTCTTTGGAATGGACAACACCACAGCATCAACATCTATGAACAAGTTTGCACTTAGCGGAGCCATCAAGTCCACGTTCTTGACTGGTGTAAATGCTGGTGTCGGTAAGCCAGAATACAATATTTATTTTGAAGAGTTTGGAACCATTATGAGGGAGATGGCTTACTTTAACATTAAGTACGACAAAGCGTACCCTGCACTGTTTGCAAAGATTTCTCCAACGTTTAACAACAACCAGGGCTATGCTGTATCTGGGTTTACAGCAAATGCCTTCGGTGCGGAGTTCCTAATCTTTAACACTACCGATACAGTTCTTAGCTTGGATAGTGGTAGTGGAAACTATTTAAGAATTCAGGGAGTAACGTTTACACAAAACTCAAAGCACGACTATACCGTAGACGAGTTCTTTACGGATCAGGGAAACCTCTCAGATCCTGACTACCGTAATAATCAGGTGTATAGTAAGAAGTATGAAAAAGCCTACTCTGATATTAAAAAGAATAGATTGACATATGGAAACAAAGAGTTCACAATTGAGACTCCGTACATTCAATCACAAGGTGCTGCAGAGGATATGATGGGCTGGCTTGTATCCAAAGTTATGCAACCACGAAAAGCAGTTGGTTTGGAAATCTTCTCAACACCAACTTTACAACTTGGAGACATTGTTAAGATTAAGTATGACGAACATGGAATTAGCCAGGTGTCAGAATCGGATGAATCACGATATGTAGTATACTCAATTGAGTACAATAGAAACGGAAGCGGACCAACAATGGTCGTTCATTTAAGTGAGGTGACGTAATGGCAGCAAAACCAAAGATAACTGTAAAACCAGCAGTCCCTAAAAAGACTGATAGACAAGCGAATGTTGCTGTAAAAGTTGCAACCTCAAACCTTTTTGTGCTTGAGGAAAGAACTGACAAGACTGACTTTATCGCAGACGCTATTCTTGAAGACATTGGTGGTCAAGAATTAATTAATATCACAAGAACAGATATCCTTAATGGTCAGAATGTCACATACAACATTGTGTCTAACTTGGCATCACTTGAACAGAAGTTTAACCCCAACTCAATGATTGCAATGCAGGGAACGGACCAGCAACACGCCAGCCTATTCTCTTTCATGCTGGGCAACTATATTCCAGAATTTGGAACAGCAATAGACGTTGACGGAGCCTACACAGGTGAGACTGTTTATGTAGACGTGGAAACTGGAAGGGTGGTTGTCAACACCATTAACGTTGATAATAATTTGAGGGTAGAGGTAGAGTTTGTGACTTACTCAGAGGATGTCACTCAAACCTATCCATTAGTGGTATAATTAGTCTATGATTACAAACAAGGGCAAGTCCATTATTTCAAAATACCTGGTAGGTCAGGCTCCATCCTATGCGTCATATATTGCTCTAGGTTGCGGTGCAAAGCCATTGCTAAAGACAGACTCGTTTGACACAGATACATATTTAGAAAAGAAATCACTTGATTTTGAAATGTTCAGGGTTCCAGTAATATCTCGTGGCTATGTTGTTGAAGATGGCGTATCAAAAATTGTTCTTACAGCACAGATCCCTTCAGAAAATAGATACGAGTTCTCTGAAATTGGGCTATATCCAGCAGCCTCTAACCCAGTAGCTCAAAACATTGATAGCAAGATTCTTTATTCTTTTAGTCAAAACGAGCAGTGGCAGTATCACAGATCTGCAGGTACAAAAGCTCTTGTACCGTTCTACTCAGACAAGCTAAATAGTTCTGGCAGCGATATTGACGTGACAACAACTAAACTTGCAGTCATTGCTGGGGCAACTGTTAGCACAGAGAATAATCATTTAGTTACATATACGGCAACCAATAGACTTTCTGTTGGAGACTACGTTGACATCACTGGAGTAACACCATCATCTCTAAACTTTTCTAACGTTCTAGTGACAGCAGTACCCGACTCAAGAACAACGTTCACAGTAGATGTAGGTGCATCGGCATCTGGAACATATACTTCTGGAGGATCTGTACAGCTAGTTTCATCACTTAGCACAGACGACAAGGCATTCCAAGCAAACTCAAACAACCTAACCTTTTCAGAATCATTGAGAAAATCAAGACTAGAGATTCCAAGATTTCAGAACAGCTCAGTTATTGTTCGTGGGGACTTGTCAAAGCTCAGCTACAGTAGCGGAAGCCTAGTAATTGCTGACACATCTTCTCACCTACACGTTGACACCACTATCGACCTAAGTAGGAACTCAATTCTTGACGAAGTAAAGATAGCTTTCTCTGTAATTAGCAAAAACGTAACACAGCCAGATCCATACAAGGTGATCCTAGTTGCAGAATTCGGGTCCGATGACCCAATCACAGGATCAACAATCTATGCAAGACTACAGGCAGACCTGGTAGATGGACAAAACGGCGTAGACTTTGCAACCAATAGATATTTTGTTAACAGTGTTCCAATTAGAGACCTGTCTACAAGCTCAAATGGATTCTCTTGGTCTGCAGTAAAGTATGTCAGAATCTTTGCATCGGTCTACGCAACATCATCAGACTTTACTTCTGGAACAGTATCAGACGACTACTACATCGCACTTGATGGCATCAGGCTTGATAACATATCCTCAACAAGTGCTGTCTATGGCTTAACAGGATACACAGTTATTAAAAACAACTACTCAATATCTGGTACGTCAACACCAACCACAGCCACAAAAGAGTCTGACGAGTCGCACATTATAGAGTTTAGATTTGTAGCGGATGTGATTTAGCATGGCTACATCACCAGACAGAGGCATTCAAAAAATAATTATTCCAAAAGATGCCCTCCCAGTAATTGCAGATGATCTGTCATACTCTGTTAGATATAGAATTACATCCAAGGATGGGACACAAACATCGTCTTGGTCACCAAAATACTCCATCTTTAAGACACCTGTCTTTTCGGAGGTATCAACAGAGAAGACCATTCTAAATCCACTAGGAGAGTCTACTGCAAAGTATTCCCCAGTCATAACTACAAAGTCTCACGGCACATCCTTTGACGTTAGCTGGAAGTTCTCAACTTCAAATGGAGAAGTTAAGACCCCAGAACCGCTTAACGATCTTAAGTTTGATAGTTATGTAAGATGGGGAGAGATTGTTTCTGGAAGCATGGTCTGGTCTGCCTGGGAGTACATTACCACAAGCACATCCAACAGCTTATCTGTGCCAATTATGGAAAGTCACAGAAGCACCATGACCTCTATAAAGTATGCACAATTTATGGTGCATCTAGCCACAGTGAACAGGTCAGCTACAGAAACACAGCATCAAACCAGGGTATTCCTTTCACCACAAGTTTCTACAGAAGCCGTATACAACTCTGGCTCATTGTGATATAATTAACGTATGGCAAATATTCCCATCCCACAACAGGGACAACCGATTGACTACCAGTACATCTATCAGATTGTAGATGCACTAAACGGTCTTTCCACAAAGGTTACTTCAAAGTTCAGTGAGTCAAAATTTGACAACGGAACTATCAAAGAAACTCACAGACTCAATGATCTAGCAGTTGTTGCAGGGTATGTAGAAGTCACTAACAATACAAACGTCAACGCCAAGACAGAGCTACCGTTCACATACAACTTTAACAATAACTACAAGTACCCACCTGTGGTCACTGCAACACCTGTTCTAATTAAGAATACAAACGCAGGTCGTGACTCATCTGTAGTCATTAACGATGTTAGCACCTCAAGAGTAACAGGATATGTATCGTTCAATGGTGCAGGTACTGAAAAAGCTTCTGTTGGCGTAAACATCATTGCTATTGGCATTCCTAATATTTAGTAGGTAACGCATGGCATACAGAACCCTTGACGACTATAACACAGCTCCAATAATTCCTGGTAGCAAGAAGGTGTGGTTTCTTAATGGAGACCTGGTTCGTGTACATCACATGAACAGATCAAATGGAATCATGTCTGTTTATAACATTAATAAGGACCAGATAGAAAGCTGTCTTGTTAACGATTTTAAAAGAAATCGTGAACGTGCTTATACCGTTGGGGAAACGGCAGATCTTGTAAACAGGCACAAAAAGTATATGCCATCTCTGATGAAGAGGGAAGTTATTCCCAGACCAACTGGCTCACAACCAGGTGGGGCTACAGGGTGGCAGGTAAGAAGTTATTACGCAGAGTCGCAAGTTCGTGAGATTCGTGATATACTAGCTTCCTACCATCAGGGTAGGGAGCGTAAGGATAAGCTAATCACCAACAATGTAACTCCTTCAAAACAGGAGTTGACAAGACGTATGGGAGATGGTATACTTACATATACAAGGACCGAAGATGGTCGCTTCATTCCCATTTGGAATGAATCTATTTAGAAGAGAGTAATAGGGTATGGATAACGAAAACACTAAAGTGAACGTGTCACTTGGATACACGCTTAACCTGGGTAACTTCCAGTCACTCCGAATTGATCTTGGGGTCGTTGACTCTAAGCGTGACGGAGAAACAACCAGTGAAGCCTTTGAGCGTGTCTACGCATTTGTAGAAGCAAAGCTTGCTGAAAAGGTTCGTGAATCACAAGACGAGGCTGACAGTAAGTAATGGCTGAACGCAAAGACCGTATGGCTTTGCTCAGTCGTTATGCCAAGCTTCACACCAAGCATTACGAAGAACGAGTAACGCTAAATCTAAATGTTGAACAATGGGCTGCAGATGCCCTTATTGAATCGTATGGACTACCAGAGTGCTACGAGCTACTGGACTACTATTTCTCAGTAGCAGAATCCCCAAGCTGGAAATGGTTTGCAAATTATGCAGACAAGATTATTGACGGACGAGCAAGAGTCGTCCAGGATCTCAAAGAGAGAGCCGAACGTAGGGCGAAAGCCAAGGAGTGGTTAAATGAGTAACACAGAGTCAAAGCTGATTTCAGCAGTACTACAGGATAAGCAGGTTCACGTCTTGCTACAAGCAAACGTTGACAATATCCTGCGAACCCACAATGATATCTGGACATTCATTCGTAATTATTCTGAGACTAATGGCACTGTTCCACCTGTATCTTTGGTGGTAGACAAGTTCCGAGACTTCGCACCTATCGACGGCATCGGTGCTACCAAATACCACCTTGAAGAGTTACAGGCAGAATTCCTTACAGATAGTCTCAAGGATGTACTTCGATCTACTGCTGCCGAAGTACAGGCTGGTCAGGGGACAAAAGCCCTAGAGGACCTTATCACCAAGACTTCAGAACTAAAGAAGAGCACAGCCACTATTCGTGACATTGATGCCACTGACATTGATTCTGCTGTTGCATACTTTGAAAACCTTGCTCGTCAGAATGAACTTGGCTCTATTGGTATCAAGCTCGGTCTCCCAGGATTTGATAACTATCTTCCTGCTGGCATTACTCCAGGTCAGCTAGGCGTTCTCCTAGCATACCCAGGTATCGGTAAGTCGTGGTTCGCAATCTACACAGCAGTCCAGGCATGGAAGAACGGAAAGTCGCCACTAATCATCTCACTTGAAATGTCTGAGCATGAGGTTCGCAACCGTGTGTTTGCTACCATGGGTGAGGGATTGTGGTCACACCGTAAGCTTGCTTCTGGTCAGGTAGACATTGAAGACCTTAAGCGTTGGCACAAAAAGGAACTTGAGGGTAAGCCAGAGTTCCATATCATTTCAAACGACAACGGTGGAGAAGTAACTCCTGCTGTTATCCGTGGTAAGATTGATCAGTACAAGCCAGACCTCGTAATTGTGGACTACTTGCAGCTCATGTCTCCTAACCAGAAGTCAGATAACGAAACGGTACGCATGAAGAACCTTTCTCGTGAACTAAAGCTTATGGCTATTAGCGAAGAGATCCCTATTGTAGCCATCTCGTCTGCAACACCAGATGACGTTACCAAGCTAGATACTGTTCCTACATTGGGACAGACCTCATGGTCACGTCAGATTGCCTACGATGCTGACTGGCTACTTGCCCTGGGTCGTGCAACTAACTCTGACATCCTTGAGTGCGTGTTCCGCAAGAACCGTAACGGATTCATGGGCGAGTTCCTGGTCCAGGTAGACTTCGACAAGGGCTGGTACAAGTACAAGGACTTTGAAGAAAAATAGTCTATAATTGATGTATGAAGTATATACATCACAAGCCTATCAAGATATTTAAACTTGATGGGTCTATCCACGACGAAGCTGCTATTCCTAGGTTAAAGCAGGAATACATTCGCCTCCTTAGAATCGAAATGAAACTAAATGGATATGCCCAAAGGCTTGACATAGACCCAGACTTTACGATACAATATAACGAGGCAAAAGAAAATTTTAATTTTTTACTATCAATATATGGAACATATGTAGGAACAAGGAAGAGCGAATGGATAATCGGAATAGACGGAACAGAGGTTCTGGGTACACCCCAGAGCAAATCAAGCGAGTCATTACAGGATCAGGAATCTCAATTGAATCAGAAGTAGATTCTGATTACATTATTTTCTGTCCTTTTCACAACAACCACCGTTCACCAGCAGGTGAAGTAGACAAGGTGTCTGGTTTCTTTTTCTGCTTTTCTTGCCAGCATGTCTGTGACCTGACCGAACTTATTATGCACACCTCTGGTCGCACATACTTCGAATCAGCACGGTACATCAACTCCAAGAGCGTTCCATCCAATATTGAAGACCAGGTTAATCAGAAGCTCGTTCAAAAACCAGACTACGTTCCATATGACGAGATCCAGATTAAAAGATTAAACCAGCAAGCATTGGAGTCTCCTCGTGCTATGCGATACTACAATGGTAGACTAATTACAGAAGCATCTATAAAGAAGTTTAACCTAGGCTTTTCAGAGAAGCAAGACATGGTGACTATTCCTGTAGCATCTCCAGATGGTATCGACATCGGTTTCGTAGGACGCTCTGTAGAGGGCAAGGAGTTCAAGAACACTCCTGGACTGCCCAAGAGCAAGGTTCTTTTTAATCTCCATCGTGTAAAAGCTGCAGGGAAAGTCTATGTAGTTGAGTCATCATTTGATGCTATTCGACTTGACCAATGCGGTTTTCCTGCGGTAGCTACGCTAGGGGCAAACGTCTCTAAGATCCAAATAGAACTTCTTCAGAAGTATTTCAATGACATCATCGTCATTGCTGATAACGATGAAGCTGGCGGTAACATGAAGTCTAAGCTAATTGAAAAGCTTGGCAACCGTGTAACCGTAGTAACACTAGATAAAAAGTATAAAGACATTGGCGACATGTCAAATGAAGATATAAAAAATCTTGATGAAACATTTGACAAAACCATAGTCTCTATGCTACAATAGAAATCCAACCAATTAGGAGAAACATATATGAGTATCATCAGAGGGCTTAAAGATATCAACGCAATTGTTGACAAGCCAAAATACGAAAACAATGGACAGAAAGTTCGCTGGGTAAAGCTAGTTGACGGTCAGTCCGCAAAGATTCGATTCATCGAAGAGCTGGACGAAGATTCAGCAAGCTATGCAGAAGACCGTGGTCTTTCTGTAGTAATCTCAGAGCACACTAATCCAAAGGATTACAAGCTCAAGGCAGCATGTACCATCGACTCAGAGGGTCGTTGCTACGGTTGTGAGATGGCTCGTAAGGAGCCAAAGTCTGGATGGCGTTCACGTCTCCGCTTCTACTGCAACGTCATTATTGACGATGGCACAGAAGACCCTTATGTAGCCGTATGGTCACAGGGTATCTCAAAGCAGTCAGCGTTCAACACTATCCGTGAATACGCACTTGAGACTGGCTCAATCTCAAACCTTGAATGGAAGATCAAGCGTAATGGTCAGGGAACTGAAACCAGCTACACCTTGCTTCCTACCAAGCCTGACACAGAGCCATATGCCTGGGGAGAGGTAGAAGCGTTTGACCTTGAAAAGGTTGTTCGTGAAGTTGCCTACGCAGAGCAGGAAAACTTCTACTTCGGTTTTGGTGGTGGCTCTTCAGTCACCTCGTCTAACACCGACTGGTAGAAAACAATTTGTGGTGGGGAGTGGCGTAACGGCTGCTCCCCATTACTACTTTTCAAGGCTTGACAAAGACCAATATCTGTGGCATAATGTATATACAACAAACTACTAACAAAGGAATTAAATGAGTTACGCTGGTCTTCACGTCCACACACACTACTCGCTATTTGACGGAATTGCAACACCACAAGAATATGTGGACCGTGCCGTAGAGCTGGGAATGCCAGCAATTGCAATCACTGACCACGGATCTCTATCTGGTCACCGTGAAATGTATCGTGCTGCCAAAGAGGCAGGTATCAAACCAATTCTTGGTGTTGAGGGGTACATCTGTAAAGATCGTTTTGACCACGAAGAAAAGGACAAGACTGACCTACTTAACCTTAACTACAACCACCTAGTTATCCTCGCTAAGGATGCCAAGGGTCTTGAGAACCTTAACAAGCTAAACGAGATTGGCTGGACTGAGGGTTTCTACAAGAAGCCTCGCATGGACTGGGAAGTTCTAGAGCAGTACAAAGAGGGTCTCATTGTAACCTCTGGTTGCTTGTCAGGATTCCTATGCAAGGCTATCGAAGCAGACAACCTGGCAGTAGCCAAGGAGCACATCCAGTGGGCAAAGAAGACCTTTGGAGACGACTACTACATTGAGGTCATGCCTCACAACCCAGCAGAGATTAACAAGATGCTTCTTGATCTTGCTGATGAATTCGGGGTAACTCCAGTAGTAACTCCAGACTGCCACCACGCAGACACCTCTCAGAAAGAGATTCAGGAACTAAAGCTTATCCTCAACTCTTATGCTAACAAGACTGAGAAGGATGTAACCTATCAGGAGTCAACCAAGTACGACACACTAATGGAACGTCTAGACTACCTATACGGTGCAGACCGTCAGATGTCATTCAACAAGTTTGACATTCACTTGCTGTCGGACGAAGAGATGCGTAACGCTATGAAAGCACAGGGAATTGACCGTGAAGATATGTATCAGGCAACCCTTGACATCGTAGCAAAGATTGAAGACTACAACATTCAGGACCACGCTGACCTGCTTCCTGTACAGTACCAGAACCCAGACAAGGAACTAAAAGAACTTGCTATGGCTGGTCTCAAAGCTAAGGGTCTGGACAAGAACCAGGAATACCTTGACCGTCTTGATGTGGAACTAAAGATTATTAAGGATAAGAACTTTGGTCCTTACTTCCTAGTTGTGCGTTCTATGATTGCATGGGCTAAGAAAGAAGACATTATGGTTGGTCCTGGTCGTGGTTCTGCTGCAGGTTCACTGCTCTGCTACGCACTAGAGATTACAGACATCGATCCGATTGTCCACGGTCTTCTGTTCTTCCGATTCATCAACCCAGAGCGTAACGACTTCCCAGATATCGATACAGACATCCAGGACTCACGCCGAGAAGAAGTAAAGGACTATTTGGTTCGCCAGTACCGTCACGTTGCTTCCATTGCTACGTTCTTGGAATTCAAGGGTAAGGGTATGGTGCGAGACATTGCTCGTGTACTAAACATCCCACTGCCTGACGTTAACAAGGTACTTAAGCTTGTGGACGACTGGGACGACTACTGCAACTCTAAGCAGACTGCAGAGTTCCGTGAGAAGTACCCAGAGGTAGAGGTCTACGGTGAGAAGCTTCGTGGACGTATCCGTGGTACTGGTATCCACGCTGCTGGTGTTGTAACTGCCAAGGAGCCTATCTTCAAGTTTGCTCCAATGGAGACTCGTGTAGCACCTGGAACCAAGGAACGCATTCCTGTGGTTGCTGTGGACATGGGTGAAGCAGAGCGTATTGGTCTTATTAAGATTGATGCTCTGGGTCTGAAGACCCTATCTGTTATTCAGGACACTCTCAAGATTATTGAAGAACGTTCTGGAACAGACATTGACCTGCATGACATCAACATGGAGGATGCCAACGTCTACAAGATGCTTTCTGAGGGATACACCAAGGGTGTCTTCCAGTGTGAAGCCACACCTTACACCAACCTGCTAGTCAAGATGGGTGTCAAGAACTTCAATGAGCTTGCTGCATCTAACGCTCTTGTCCGTCCAGGTGCGATGAACACCATCGGTAAGGACTACATTGCTCGTAAGCACGGTAAGCAGAACGTGTCTTACCACCACCAGCTGATGAAGTCCTTTACACAGGACACCTACGGCTGTGTTCTGTACCAAGAGCAGGTTATGCTTGCCTGTACAGAACTTGGCGGTATGACGATGGCAGAGGCTGACAAGGTTCGTAAGATCATTGGTAAGAAGAAAGACGCTCGTGAGTTCGACGTGTTCAAGGAACGATTCGTCAGTGGTGCTTCTAAGCACATCCGTGCAGAACAGGCTGAAGAGCTGTGGCATGACTTTGAGGCTCACGCAGGGTACTCGTTCAACAAGTCTCACGCTGTCGCATACTCAACTCTATCATATTGGACAGCATGGTTGAAGTATCACCACCCACTAGAGTTCATGTTTGCTCTGCTCAAGAACGAGAGCGACAAGGATGCTCGTACAGAGTACCTGATTGAGGCAAAGCGTATGGGCATTCCTGTAAAGCTTCCACATATCAACGACTCTGATGCTGACTTCAAGATTGAGGGCAAGGGTATTCGATTCGGACTAACTGCTATTAAGTTTATTAGTGATAACATTGCTGAGAAATACATTGCAGCACGTCCCTTTGCATCATTCAAGGAACTGGAAGAGTTCACATTTGGCAAGGGTAACGGAGTTAACTCTCGTGCATTGTCAGCACTACGACTCATCGGAGCAGCAACGTTCCCTGATAATCCTCGCAATGATGACGAGATTAAAGAGAACCTATACGAGTACTTGAACCTACCAGAGTTCAACGTATCCATTCCACAGCACTACTATGCGTTTATTAATGACATTGAAGAGTATGAGGAAAAGGGTGCGTACCTTGTTATGGGAATGGTTAAAACTATTAAGCGTGGCAAGGGCTGGTCTCGTGTAGAGATTCTAGACAAGACTGGCAGTGTTGGCATCTTTGACGAAGAACAGTCTAAGGTTGAAGCAGGAAAGACTTATCTTATCCTGGCTAGCGATAACCGTGTCACAGAGGCTATCCCTGTCGATGAACTCAAAACAGCACAGAATGGTCTAACAAAGATTCTAGGTTTCCGACAGTTACCGTATAAAGAGGATGAACTGTTTGTAGTCTCATTCAAGTCACGAGTAACCAAGGCTGGAAAGAAGATGGCTTCTCTAGTTCTGGCAGATGCCAGCCGAGAGCTACACAGCGTTACAGTATTCCCTACAGCGTATGCCAAGGCATACATGAAGATCGATGAGGGTAACGTATACAAATTCTCTTTGGGTAAAACTAAAGATGGAACAACAATTATGGAGGATGTAAACAATGTCTAATTTAACATTTGACGATATTGCAACTGAGTTGCATGAACTAGCAGTAGAAAAAGGGTTCTGGGATGTAATCCAGGATGCCACACAGGAACAAACAGATATCTTTATGACCAAGCAGTTGATGATGATTGTATCAGAGGCTACGGAGGTTATGGAGGCTATTCGTAAGTCTCACGGACCAGAAGCGGTAGCAGATGAAATGGCAGACATCCTTATCCGCACCTTCGATCTGTATGCAGGTCTAGTAGAGCATGGATATACGCATGTATCCCTTGACTACGCATTTGAAAACAAGACCAGTGTAAACAAGCTACGAGCACAGAAGCATGGGGTAAAGTTCTAATGGATGTAATCGTATATACAAAGCCATCATGCGTACAGTGTGATGCAACCAAAAGAAGCCTAGATAAGATCAACGTGCCGTACAGCACAGTAGATGTTACCGTAGACCTAGAGGCATTTGAGATGCTAGTCAACAAGGGCTTTAAGGCAATGCCTGTGGTGAACGCAGGAGACGACTGGTGGTCAGGTTTCAACCCTGCAAAGATTAATGGGCTGGTGGAATAATGACAACTATGGAAGAAGCTCTAGCTTTGCTAGATCCAAAAATTCGTAAGCGTCTATCTAACGGAGTGGGATTCACAACCACATTCCAGAAGACTCCTAGTCATGGCATGAACCGTGCATTGCTGGGTGGTCTTCCTTATGGTCGCCAAATCCTAATCTGGGGCAGTAAGTCATCAGCTAAGTCATCTCTATGCCTTCAGATGGTCGCTAAAGCCCAGGAAGAGGGGAAGCTATGTGCATGGATCGATGCTGAGATGTCTTATTCTGAAGACTGGGCTAAGGCTCTTGGAGTAAATACAGACCAGCTAATCGTATCTCAGGCTCGTACAATCAACGAGATGGTAGACGTTGGTACAGCCCTAATGAATGCAGGGGTAGACCTGATCGCCATTGACTCAATCACATCACTACTGCCAGCAATCTATTTTGAAAAGGGTACAGATGAACTCAAAGAACTTGAAAACACCAAGCAGATTGGAGCAGAGTCTAGAGACTTTAGTAACGCATGGAAGATGCTCAACTATGCCAATAATAAAGTCAAGCCTACGATGCTTGTACTCATTAGTCAATCTCGTAATAATATTAGTGCTATGTATACAAGTCAGCAGCCTTCGGGTGGTCAAGCGACTAAGTTCTATAGCTCAACTGTTATTAAACTTTTCTCATCTGAGTCAGACAATCAGGCTATCAAAGGCAAGATTGCGGTGGGCGATAAGCTCATTGAAGAGAAAGTAGGACGTAAGGTTCGTTGGGAAGTTCAGTTCTCAAAGACCTCTCCTGGCTTCCAGAGTGGAGAGTATGACTTCTACTTCAGAGGTCCTATGGTGGGCATTGACAGCATTGGAGACTTGGTTGACACTGCAGAGATGATGGGCATTGTAGAGCGTACAGGAGCCTGGTACATCCTTCCTGATGGTTCTAAGGTCCAGGGTAGAGATGCATTTGTCAATCGTGTAAGAGAAGACCTAGATCTTCAGGAAGCTATTGAGGCTAAGGTAAATGGCGAAGTATAATATTTATCATGGGGACTTTACTTGCCACGAGTGTAAGGCGGATGTCAAAACCATCCGTTCTTACCCTGGCGAGAAGAGACTTACATGGATGTGCCCAGATCGTCACGTTAGCGTTGTCGATTTAAATACTAAGAAGAAGAAGGAGTCTTATGAGCGAGAAGAGCGAGAGTAGACGAATTGGAGCCAAGCAACACAAGAACTCTGGTAGAGGAACCCATAAGGGTGACGCAACTTGGGAAAACTTCACTGTTGATTTTAAAGAAGTTGGAAAGTCCTTTACCCTTAATAAAGAGGTTTGGGCTAAAGCTACAACTGATGCTATTCGTAATAACAATGATCCTGCAATCGTGGTGGTTATTGGTGAAAGTGGAATTAAAACAAGATTAGCAGTCATTGAGATGTCGGTACTAGAACAATTGATTAACGGCGTTGAATAGTGTATAATAGAAGTACAACAATTAAGGATACAAATGGAACAGCAACAAACAACAATTGAAATGGTCAATGGTCTCTCAGAGATTGCTGACTACATGAATGACGAAGAGCTGACTACTGCTCTTACTTTTATTGCCAAGCTTATCATCAAGCCTGACGTACCTCTAAATGTTGCAACCGTGGAGATCGTTCGTCTGCAAGCAATTGCTGCGAAGATGTCCTTTAAAGCCACCTGGCTTACCAACGTAGATAAAGGAGACAGAGCGAAGAAGAATATATACTACACTGCTGCAGAGGCTATCAATAACCTCGTATCAGCTCTGAAGTATATCACTCGCTAGTGTTATTATGGCTAAGAACCTATTGCAACAAGTAATGCTCAAGAAGATTGAGACGAGTCCAAATTCTCGTCCATCATTCCTTGACAAAGATGCACTGATTGAAAAGATTAACTCTGGTTATACAATCAATCGTGTAGATAAGTTTCAGACTAAGAAGACCTTTGCACCAAGCACGATTGCGTTCTCACATGGAGAATGTCCTCGCTACTGGTACTTGGCTTTCGAAGGTGCAAACTTCACAGACAACGCTGATGCCTATGGCGGTGCAAACATGACTGCTGGTACAAAGTCACACGAACGTATCCAGGCAGCTATGGGAAACGTTCCAGGCTTTCTAGTTGATTCTGAATTTAAAGTTACTTATAATGATCCACCTATCTTTGGATATGGTGACGTAATGCTCAACTGGGATGAAAAGGAATTGCTTGGTGAGATCAAGACAATGCCTAATGAGGGATTTGAATATCGTAAAATGGCAGGTAAGCCAAAGCTGGGTCACATGGTCCAGTTGCTTATCTACATGAAGATCCTTAATAAGAATAGAGCTGTTCTGATTTATGAGAACAAGAACAATCACGAACTGTTGATTTTTCCTGTAGAATTAAATCAGTACATGTTTGAGTGGGTAGAGAACACATTTGAGTGGATGAGAACTGTTCGAAAGGCATGGTCAGACAAGACACTGCCTGAGAAGAATTATCGGTCTAACTCAAAGATTTGTAAGACGTGTCCAATCCGTGAGGCTTGTGACAACGCTGGTTCTGGAGTGATCAAAATTAAATCACTGGAGCCTTTAGATGAACCACAAACGATGTGAATGGTGTGACCACCAATTCCAAACCAAAATAAATTATCAAATTTATTGTTCAGCTGAATGTAGAGAGGCTGCCACTAAAGAGAAGATAGCACAAAACTATATCCTTAAGCGTATACAAAAACGCAGGATTAAAGGTAGAGCTTGTAAATCTTGTGGCAGTCATCTTTCCATTTACAATGATAATGAAATTTGTTCTATATGCAATGTCAACCCTATTGACGTTGCCAAAGCACTTAAAGACATTAAAAGGATTATGAGGAATGAAACTGAGTAATCTCGTAAGCATCCCAAAATCTATCATGGCAATCGATGCTAGCACTAATAGCCTTGCTTTCTCAATTTTTGTAGATGGAAAGCTTGAGTCATATGGAAAGATTAACTTCACTGGACTTACAGCCTACAGCAAGGTCGTAGACGCTGCTAAAAAGATTCGTGGATTCTCTAAGCACATTGACATCGAAGCCATTGTGATTGAGCATACGGTGTTTATGAATAGCCCTAAGACTGCTGCAGACCTTGCACTAGTTCAGGGGGCATTGTTAGGGGCATTAGGAGTGCCTGTAATTAGATCAGTAGCACCAATTACCTGGCAGAACTTCATTGGCAATAAGAAGCCAAGCAAGGAAGAGATCACCAAGATGAAACTAGAGAACCCAGGTAAGTCTGACTCTTGGATTAAGACTCAGCTAAGAGAACAACGCAAACAAAAAACTATCCACTTCATTGAGGTGCAGTATGATAGGATTGTTAAAGATAACGACGTAGCAGATGCTATTGGTATTGGACACTACGCAATTAATAACTGGGAAAGGTTGACAAAGTAATGGCTAAGCTGTATACTAGTGAGGTATGGTTAAAAAAGAGATACCATATGGATAAGAAAACCCCTGAGCAGATTGCACAGGAGTGCGGTACTAGCGTAGAAACTATCTACGTCTATTTAGCTAAGTTCGGATTAAGGAAGTCTAAAAGATAATGGCACGACGTAAAACTACTATTGCAAGCACACTCACTCCTCCACCTGTCATCTTCTCTCGTGTATACGAGATGGAGTCTGGAAACTTTACAATTGAAACTGGAGACCTTATCAAGGTCGTGGGTGAGTATGGAATGCGTTTCAAGTTTGTCAGCATTACAACTAACACAAAGACTGGGGCTACCTGGGTTGATTGCCACGAAGTTCACCGTGGACAAGTGGGGGCATTCAGATCCTTCTCACTTGACCGCATTAAGCGTATACCTAAGCGTAGAGTTAAGAAAGCAAAGAAGGCATAATGTCACTAGAAGATTTAACAGTAGAACACCTTGATGAAATTAACAAGGTTGTAGAGAAGTATCTACAAGGGGCAGAGCCTACTCAGATTTCAAAAGAGCTTGCTCTTCCACGCACCAAGGTTGTTGCTCACATCAATCAGTGGAAGCTCATGGCTGCAGACAATGCTGCAATCCGTGCTCGTGCTAAAGAGGCACTTGTGGTTGCAGACACCCACTATAACAAACTAATTAATAAAGCATATGAGGTTATCGATGACGCTACCACTACTGCCAATCTAAGTGCAAAGACTGCTGGTATCAAGCTGGTCCTGGACATTGAGTCAAAGCGTATTGACATGCTGCAGAAGGCTGGTCTACTTGAGAACAAAGAGCTAGCAGAAGAGATGGTAGAGATTGAACGCAAGCAGGACATCCTCAAGGGAATCCTGCAAGACATCGCATCCGAGCACCCAGAGATCCGTGACAAGATTATGAGACGACTCTCTGACATTGCCAAGAACCAGGAGACAATCACAATTGTCAATGTTCAATGATTTCTTTGAGGTTCTCAAAAGCACAAACTTTGACGAGATGCCTGTAAATGCTAAAACATTTGTAGAGGGTGAAGACTACCTGGGTCAGCCACCGCTATCAGAGCACCAGTACGATATTGTAGAAGCTATGAGCCAAATCTACAAGCTTGAAGATGTCATTGACATTATGGGTGAGGAAGAGGGAAGACGCTATTATAAAAAATATACGAAGAACGAAGTTATTCTACAGCTTGGTAAGGGTAGTGGTAAGGACTTTACTTCTACTGTTGCTTGTGCATATATTGTTTACAAACTTCTTTGCCTAAAAGATCCAGCTCGCTACTTCGGTAAGCCAGGCGGTGACGCTATCGATATTATTAACGTAGCTATTAACGCACAACAGGCTAAGAACGTTTTCTTCAAAGGCTTCAAGTCTAAGATTGAACGCTCACCATGGTTTGCTGGAAAGTTCTACGCCAAGGCAGAAAGCATTGAGTTTGATAAGTCTGTTACTGTTTATTCTGGTCACTCTGAGCGTGAGTCTCATGAGGGTCTTAACCTTATCCTAGCAGTACTTGACGAGATCTCTGGTTTCGCACAGGAGATTGGAACTGGAAATGACCAAGGAAAGACAGCAGACAACATCTATAAAGCCTTCCGTGCCTCTGTAGACTCTCGCTTCCCTGACCTGGGCAAGGTAGCCCTGCTATCCTTCCCTCGTTACCCAGGAGACTTCATCTCCCAGAGATACGACGCTGTGATTGCAGACAAGGAAATAATCACAAAGACTCACAAGTTTATTATGAATGAGGACCTACCAGAAACTGCTGAGGGTAACACCTTGGAGATTGAGTGGGATGAAGATACAATTCTGTCATACAAGTATCCAGGAGTATTTGCACTCAAGCGTCCAACTTGGGTAATCAATCCTACAAGAAGCATTGAGGACTTCAAGATCTCATTCTTCACGGACCTAGGAGATGCCATGCAACGTTTTGCCTGTATCCCAACATATGCCTCAGATGCGTTCTTCAAACAGCAAGACAAGGTTCGTGCATGTATGACTATCCGCAACCCTATTGACACCGCAAAGCGTTTTGATGAAACCTTCGTTCCTGACCCAGATAAGAAGTACTACGTCCATGCTGACCTTGCTCAGCGACACGACAAGTGTGCCGTCGCAATTGCTCACGTTGAAAAGTGGGTATCTGTCCAGGTAATGAAAGACTACGAACAAGTAGTTCCAGTGGTAGTAGTAGATGCTGTAGTTTGGTGGGAGCCTCGCAGAGAGGGTCCTGTAAACCTTTCAGAGGTTAAGCAATGGATTCAGAACCTACGCAGACAAGGGTTCGACATTGGGATGGTTAGCTTTGACCGTTGGAACTCCTTTGACATCCAGAACGAACTGAAGGCTGTTGGTATTAGGACTGATACTGTTTCTGTTGCTAAGAAGCACTACGAAGATATGGCTATGCTTGTTTACGAAGAGCGTCTAGTTATGCCATCAATCGAACTTTTGTTCGAAGAGCTTACAGAGCTAAAGATCGTAAAGAACAACCGTGTGGACCACCCTCGCAAGTCTTCTAAGGACCTTGCAGATGCTGTCTGTGGTGCTATCTTTGGTGCTATCTCCCACACACCTCGTAATCTAAACCAGATGGTAGAAATCCACGAGTTCCGTGACCGCAAGCCAGAGAACAAGTTTCTTGAGGAAGACAAACGTAACGTAATTCACGCACCTCGTGAAGAGATAAAAGATTACCTGCGTCAATTCGACATTAACATCATCTAGCATTGTGTTTTTTCAAACACTGTGGTAGAATAGATATCTAACCCAAATTGAGATAGGAGCACAATTGTCACTAGAAATTGTGTACTTTTCTAACTATTCTGGAAACACCAAACGCTTCGTAGAGAAGCTAACAACTAACGCCTGGAGGATACCAATTGAGCTTGCTAGTGATACCACTAACATTCTTGTCATTGACAAGCCTTTTGTACTTGTTGTTCCGACTTACGGAGGCGGTAGAGAGGGATCAGCAATCCCAAGGCAGGTCAAAGCATTCCTCAATGTACCAGAGAACAGACAGCTCCTCAAGGGAGTAGTGGGAATGGGAAACACAAACTTCGGGGAACATTACTGTAAAGCTGCAGAAATGATTTCAAGAAAGATAGGTGTACCAATTTTAGCGAAAGTTGAAATTTTCGGTACACAGGACGACGTAGACAAAGTAAAAGAAAGGCTGGAGATGTTAAATGACACCACAGTATAGTTATCACGAACTAAACGCAATGTTGAATCTATATGACGAAAATGGCAAGATTCAATTCAACAAGGACAAGGAGGCAGCACGAGCTTACTTCTTGGACCATGTTAACCTTAACACTGTATTCTTCCACAGCCTTGAAGAGAAACTAGATTATCTAGTTAAGAATGATTACTATGAGACAGAGATTCTGGATCAGTATGACTTTGAGTTTATCAAGGACATGTTTAAGCGAGCATACGGATACAAGTTCCGATTCCCAACATTTGTTGGAGCGTACAAGTTCTACACAGGCTACGCACTAAAGACATTCGATGGTGAACGCTACCTAGAACGATTTGAGGACCGTGTTGTAATGAACGCACTCATGCTTGCTCGTGGAAACCGTGACCTTGTTCCAAACATCATTGATGAAATCATCACTGGTCGCTTCCAACCTGCAACACCAACATTCCTTAATGCTGGTAAGAAGCAGCGTGGAGAGTATGTGTCATGCTTCCTTCTCCGTATCGAAGACAACATGGAATCAATCTCTCGTGCAGTAAACTCTTCACTACAACTTTCAAAGCGTGGTGGCGGTGTAGCACTAAACATGACCAACATCCGTGAACTGGGTGCTCCAATCAAGAAGATTGAGAACCAGTCGTCTGGAATTATTCCAGTAATGAAGATGCTTGAGGATGCATTCTCCTACGCCAACCAACTAGGTGCTCGTCAAGGTGCTGGGGCAGTGTACCTAAACGCTCACCACCCAGACATCCTACGCTTCCTTGACACCAAGAGAGAGAACGCAGATGAGAAGATGCGTATCAAGACTCTTAGCATTGGTGTAGTAATTCCTAACATCACTCTTGAGCTTGCTAAGAATGGGGACGACATGTACCTGTTCTCGCCATACGACATTGAGCGTGTTTATGGAAAGCCTATGAGCGACATTTCAATTACAGAGATGTATCAAGAACTTGTGGACAATCCAGAAATCACCAAGACCAAGATCAAGGCTCGTACCTTGTTTGAGCGTATTGCTGAACTTCAGTTTGAGTCAGGGTATCCATACATCATGTATGAAGACACTGTTAATGATGCTAACCCAATTGATGGACGTATCAACATGTCCAACCTGTGTTCAGAAATCCTACAGGTGAACACCCCAACCACCTACAACGCTGACCTCAGCTACGACCAGGTGGGTAAGGATATCTCATGCAACCTAGGATCACTAAACATTGCAAACGTGATGCAGTCAGAGGACTTTGGTAAGTCCATCGAAACTGCTATTCGTGCATTGACTGCAGTATCAGACCTAAGCGATATCGAATCTGTAACCTCAATTGCTGATGGTAACAGAAAGTCACACGCTATTGGTCTGGGGCAGATGAACCTACACGGCTACTTTGGTAAAGAAGAAATCATGTATGGTGATGAAGAGTCTATCGACTTCACCAACATCTACTTCTACACCGTCTTGTACTACGCACTTCGTGCATCTAACAAGATTGCTGTAGAGCGTGGAGAGGCGTTTGACGGCTTTGAGAAGTCAAAGTATGCCGATGGAACATTCTTTGCTAAGTACATTGCACAAGAGTGGAAGCCAAAGACTGATAAGGTTGCTAAGATCTTTGAGGATACTGGAGTCAAGATTCCTACACAGGCAGACTGGCAGTACCTTGCACAGAATGTAATGCAGTTTGGTATCTACAACCAGAACCTTCAGGCTGTCCCACCAACTGGTTCGATCAGCTACATCAACAACTCAACCAGTTCGATTCACCCAATTGCATCGCAGATTGAGATTCGCAAGGAGGGCAAGATGGGGCGTGTTTACTACCCAGCTCCTTACCTAACGAACGACAACCGAGAGTACTTCCAGGATGCCTATGAGATTGGTCCAGAGAAAATCATTGATGTCTACGCTGCTGCAACACAGCACGTTGACCAGGGACTATCTTTGACACTGTTCTTCAAGGACACTGCAACTACTCGTGACGTAAACAAAGCACAAATCTATGCATGGAAGAAAGGCATCAAGACAATTTACTACATTCGCATCCGACAGATGGCTCTAGAAGGCACTGACGTTGCAGAGTGTGTAAGCTGTATGTTGTAGGAGGAGAAAATATGAAAGCAATTACACGTCCAGTTAACTGGAACAAACTAGAAGATCCAATCGACCTAGAGGTCTGGAATAGACTCACAGCCAATTTCTGGCTACCTGAGAAAGTTCCACTAGCCAATGACGTACAGTCTTGGTCTACATTGAGAGACGACGAAAAGCTTCTCACAATGCGTGTGTTTACAGGACTCACACTCCTTGACACAATCCAGGGTACAGTTGGAGCAACAGCACTACTACCAGATGCACGAACAATGCACGAGGAAGCGGTGATTACTAATATTGCATTCATGGAGTCAGTACACGCTAAGTCATACTCAAGTGTATTCTCCACTCTAACTTCTTCACAGGAGATTGAGGATGCATTCCGATGGAGCGAGGAGAACCCTTACCTCCAGAAGAAAGCAGAGATTGTTCTAAAGTACTACCGTGGAGATGACCCACTAAAGCGTAAGATTGCCTCAACACTTCTTGAGTCATTCCTATTCTACAGTGGTTTCTACCTACCGATGTATTGGTCTAGCCGTGCAAAGCTTACCAACACTGCTGATCTAATTAGACTTATCATTCGTGACGAGGCTGTTCATGGTTACTACATTGGTTACAAGTTCCAGCAAGCATTTAACGAGGAATCGTCAAAGCGTCAGGAAGACGTTAAGGACTACGCCTACGAACTTCTAATGGAGCTGTATGAGAACGAGATTAAGTATACTGCTGACCTATATGACGGAGTGGGCTTGACTTCAGATGTGAAGAAGTTCTTGCACTATAATGCTAATAAGGCTCTTATGAATCTTGGCTTTGATCCACTGTTCCCTAAAGACCAGTGCGATGTTAACCCAGCAATTCTATCAGCACTGTCTCCAAACTCAGATGAGAACCACGACTTCTTCTCTGGCTCTGGCTCAAGCTATGTCATTGGCAAGCATGAGGCTACAGAGGATGAAGACTGGGACTTCTAGTAAACACAAGGGATTGGGCTACTTCGGTAGCCCTTTTCTTTTACCCAAATCGTGATATACTAGTTTTGTTAGTGATTCACTAACAGAGGAGACAGGGAAATAAAGAAATCATTATACGCATTTATAGTTGTATTCCTAGCACTAGCCCCACTTGCCTTCGCATCGTCAGCACAAGCCGAAACTAGAGCAGAGCACGATGCCCTTGTGGCTCAGGCTCAGGCTGTAGTTAATGCTGCCCAGGACGCTCTGGTGACTTCTCAGGGGGTATATGACGCAGCCGTTGAAGCAAAGAGCGTAGCAGATGCACGAGTAATCTCTAACAAAACAACCCTAGACAATCTTATCGCTGATGTTCAAAATAAAGAACAGGCAGTACTAGAAGCTCAGGCTCTCCTTGCCTCAGCACAAACAGAGTACAACACAGCCCTAATATCAGATCCAGAATGGGTGAGACCTAATAAAGAACAGGTAGAGCAATACGATGTACCATACACAGTTCAGGTCCCATACACCGAATTAGTTGCAAGAACAGAGTTAGTACCAAGAACCATTCTAGTCCCACATACAGAACTAATTACTCACACAAATACCAAGGTAATATCTAGCGGACTTACAGCAAAAATTTACAACATGGCAGGGTATAATAACGCACCACCACTCCCAGGTGAAGATAGGTTAGTATCAACACAAACAGTTGGAAACATTAACTACCAATGGGGTGGTGGCTATATCCTCAATACATGGCTATCTGAAGACACAATAGTTAAATTCACAGGGTACATTACTATCCCCCAAAGTGGAACATATGGCTTCTACGCCCCTGGAGACGACGGTGTGAGAATAATTATAGATGGCAACACAATTATCAATGACTGGTATGACAAGGGTGGTGGTGGATCAAGCACATCGGTATATTTAGCAGAAGGAAGTCACGAGTTTACGCTATGGTTTTATGAGAATGGTGGTGGTGCAAATGTGTGGGCATACTGGGCAAAACCAGGGTACGGTTATGAAATCATTCCAGCATCAGCCTTCCAACAAGTAACAACACAAACAACATACGAAGAAGTGATTGTATATACAGAGCAAATAGTCTATGACGAAATTACAGTTTATGACGAGGTGATCTTTTATAGAGATGAGATCAGATACAGAAGAGAAGAGCGTATCATTCTTGTACCAGATGAGAATGCCTCAGCACCAATGATTCACAATCCTGAACTACTTCCAGCAGTTACTTCTGCTCAAGATTCTCTAGATAGAAAACAAAATAATTTAGCATCTGCAGTCAGCAATAGAGATCAGGCTCAGGCAGATTACAATGAATCCTTAAACTCTCAAATTGAAAAAGCAGGTATAATTGAACTAGCATCTGTAGATGTCCAAACTAAACAACAGGAGTTAAATGTCGCTCAATCAGAACTGGAAGCCATTCCACCATTCCGAGAGTTACCACCTACGCCTACGCAGACCGAGGAACCTATTGAAGAGCCAACAGAAACTATCGTTGAACCGTTACCAGAACCAAACAAAACAGATACCCCAGAAGCCCCAGCAACAGCCGTAGAACAGGCACAGGAGCAGTTAGAAGAACGAGCTGCATTAAATGATACAGGCGTATTGCCATATACAGTTGCAGATGCTGTAACAGAAATTCAGGCTGAAGAAACGCTGGCGGTCCTAACAAACCCAGTAGCCCTAATTGGTGCGGTAGGGGAAGGGCTAGCAGAAACTGCAGCATTCGTAGGAGAGTTACTCACAGAGCCAGGCAAGGCTGTAGCACAAGTATTAGAGAACGTTTCTCAAGCAGGTCTAGACATGTCTGACGATCAGCGAGAGAAAGCACAAGAAGTCATCGTGCCTGTGATCATCGTGTCACAAATTGCAAGCATGATGGTAGGGAGGATAAAATGAGAATAATTAAATCAGTACTTAAATGGATCAGGGATGTCTTTAAAGAAAGCATAAACCAGGTATTCACCCTACTTGGTTTCTTCATCGCTTGGCTAACCCTCACAGGATCCGCAAGAGATATCGTAGGAATTGCAATCGTGTGGTCAACAGTAATATGGTTGCTCACAATTAATCTAAGAAAAGATAAGGAGGACAAATAATGAACGTTAAGAAAATCGCATTGCGTATGCTTGCACTATTCCTTGTTTCAGCATTGACAACTGTCGGTGCTGGTGCTATCATTGGTATTGACACATTGCAGACTGCTATTCTAGCAGGTGTTATGGGGATTGCTAATGTTGTCGAAGACCTTGCTCGTGGCTACCTAAATGATGGGGAGCTTTCTGAAGAGGAAATTGACGCAGCATTCGTAGAAAACACACCAGAAGACAACTAAAAATATAGTTGACAGCCCTCTCTAGTTCCTGTATAATAGACATACAACCTAGAGAGGGTTTTCTATATGACAATTGAACCAAAAGATTTTTCAATCGAAGAATCAACAGCAGCCATTGAGTGGCTATATGTTGGCATCGAAAAAGGGTGGATCTCAGAAGGATTCTGTTTCACTCACGACGGTGATCCATACATGACAGAAGAAGAAGAAAAAGAATGGGAAGATGGCGGAGACCCATGTTGCCCAGTAGTAAAATGGCTTGTATAGCTTGACAAACCGTTAACAGTTATGATATACTGTTAATATGACAAAGATTTGCGTAAAGTGCGGTATCGAAAAAGATATTGATCTATTCGCAAAAGGTAAAAATTATAAAGATGGTCGCAGAGGTACTTGTAAAAGATGCCATACAGACTATGTGATTAATTATTACAATATAAATCCAGATAAAAAAGCTGAAAAAGTAAGAATGAATTCATACTATAAGCCAAACTGGAAACGTCATAATATAACTCAATATAGATATGAAGAATTGGTTTCTCAACACTCTGAAAAGTGTCATGCTTGTCAGATAAATGAAGGAACTAATATTGATCATGACCACTCTTGCTGCAGTGGAAGTTTCTCTTGTGGCAAATGTGTTCGTGGGCTACTTTGTAGAGAATGTAATTTGGCATTAGGAATACTAAAAGATAATCCAGAAACAATGTTAAAATTAATAAACTATATAAAGTAGTATATTCCTAGAGGGGTACTGTTGGCTGGTACCGCCAGACTGTTAATCTGTTCTCGCAAGAGCGTCGTAGGTTCGATTCCTACTCTGGGAGCGATGATAGCTAATCACTATCACAACCGTTTCATTTCGGACAAATGAACGCTCTTACAGCGACACAGTAAGCGTGTAGGAATCTCTCGTTATCGGTTCGGAGTTGGTCGCTCGTCTTAGGAAAAGACCCAGAGGTATGGGATTGATTGTCTGCATACCTCAACTGCGAATATAGTTTAGTGGTAAAACTTCTGCCTTCCAAGCAGACTATGGGAGTTCGATTCTCCCTATTCGCTCGGTACTTGCTAGAGACGGTTGTGTATGCAGCTATTTCGTGCCTTTACAGTCAGGCACAAAGTCTGACCAAGTGCCCAAGTCTCCGTGGCTTAGTGGTTAAAGCACCTGGTTGTCAGCCAGGGGATCGTGGGTTCAAATCCCATCGGAGACGCTATAGGAATTAATCGCCTATACGTAGTGGGGCAATTCTATGTTATAATATTGCCAGATGTAAGTATCTATAAACTTACCTTGTGAGGTCAGATCCTCTCAGCGGTTAGTTACCGATGTAGCAATAACTCAGTAGGTGAGGGAGTGATTACCCAAGATCCTACACTTGCCTTGTTAGCTCAGTGGTAGAGCAATCGCCTTGTAAGCGATAGGTCGTCAGTTCAATCCTGACACGAGGCTCAGTGGTGTTGTGACAGAATGGCAAATGTGGTAGTCTGCAAAACTATTCAGTGTGAGTTCGATTCTCACCTACACCTCCACGCCCCCATCGTCTAGTGGTCAAGACCCCAGATTTTCAATTTGGTAACAGGAGTTCAATTCTCCTTGGGGGTACGATGCAAGAAATACTTGCACAAGCATAAAATATATGCTACAATATAGTTATGGAATTCACGATGAAACATCAAGGAGGCGTTATGAAGCAGCGATTTAGTCAGCTGTCACACGCCCCTATTTATCGTGCGTGGTCGATTTAATCCCAGCTTAATTCCATAATTCAATAACATCCCAAATCACACAAATCTAGTGAATTCCTAACAATCATATCGTATTGGTGTAGTGGTAGCACAACAGCTTCCAACCCTGTTGGCGTGGGTTCGATTCCTACATACTTTGCCACCTGCTATAGCTCAATTGGGAGAGCATCTGTTTGAAGCACAGAAGGTTACTGGTTCGATTCCAGTTGGTAGGACTTGAAAACTAAATAGAGATAAATAAGCATTGCGGAGTGGAGCAGCTAGGTCAGCTCAGGAGCCTCATAAGCTCAAGGTCGTGGGTTCGAATCCCACCTCCGCAACCAACCCTGTTATTCTCCAAGGTGGAGAAGCGGTCTGTAAAACCGTCGCCAATGGCATGGTAAGTTCGATTCTTACAACAGGGACTGTGTGCATAGTTTAATGGTAAAACACCTGGTTGTGGTCCAGGAGTTGAGGGTTCAATTCCCTCTGTTCACCCCAGGGTCTTTAACTCAGTTGGTAGAGTGTCTGCTTTGCAAGCAGAAAGTCGGGAGTTCAAATCTCCCAAGATCCACTGTCTAGATATAGCTCAGTTTGGCTAGAGCACTCGGTTTGGGACCGAGGGGTCGGAGGTTCGAATCCTCCTATCTGGACCAGACCGATATAACTCAATGGAAGAGTACTTGCCTACGAAGCAAGAGGTTAAAGGTTCGAATCCTTTTATCGGTACGGAAGGTCAATCCAATTGGCGATGGAGCCTGTTTTGAAAACAGTTGAGTGTAAAAGCCTTGGGGGTTCGATTCCCCCACCTTCCGCCAAGCTCGTGTAGCCCAATGGCAGAGGCACTAGTCTTAGGAACTAGACAGTGTGAGTTCAAGTCTCACCACGAGTACGATCCCCTGTATGGTACTGGACTTGGGGGGTATTCGGATGCAGGAATGCTGCAGAAAAGAGAGTCACGTCTCAAGTAGTAGAACTTAATAAGTTGCTACTACAAATGGAAATATGGCTGAGAGGCTTAAGGCAACGGTTTGCTAAACCGTCGTAGAACAATCTACCGTAGGTTCGAATCCTGCTATTTCCGCCAGGGGTTATAAGCATTAAGGTGATGCAACGGACTTTTAATCCGTGGAACATGGATCGTTACCATGATGACCCACTCTGGACTTGAAGCATTAAGGTGATGCAGCAGACTCTTAATCTGCGGAACATGGTTCGATACCATGCAAGTCCACCATACACCTGTATTTCAGTTGGTTAGAATACATTCCTGATAAGAATGAGGTCGCTGGTTCAAGTCCAGCCAGGTGTACCATTTCCTTGTAATGTAACGGTAGCATCACAGACTCTGAATCTGTTAGTTTTGGTTCGAATCCAGACAAGGAAGCCAATCTCCCTTAGTGTAACGGCAACACCTCTGACTTTGACTCAGATATTCTTGGTTCGAATCCAGGGGGGAGAGCAAAAACTACTTGCTGATCAGGACTTTTATGCTGTATAATTATACAGAAGGAGATGATGCATTATGGCAAAATCACAATACCCAGTAGATGGGAAACCAGGAAAAGCCTGGAAGGTAACTTCACCATTTGGTTGGAGAATGCACCCAATTAAGAAAGTAAAGAAGCACCACAATGGTGTCGACATCTGGCAGGGTGGAGCAACCACTTACCTAGAAGCATGGGCAGATGGTAAGGTAATTGCTGTCAAGCCAAACGACTCACCAACATCTGGTGGTCACTCAATCATTGTTCAGTCCACAGTCATGGGCAAGAAGGTCACATGGACCTACTTCCACATGGTAAAGGGTTCGATCAAGGTCAAGAAGGGTCAGCGTATTACTGCTGGTCAGGTAGTTGGTAAGATGGGTGAAACTGGTTTCGCAACTGGTAAGCACCTTCACTGGGAAATCTGGGCAGGTCACATTAAGGGTCAGCCAATGGCTGGCTTCCACAACGGTAAGGGTTACTACGACCCTATGGCTTTCATCAAGGCTGTTATTGAATGGGAAAAGGTTAACGAGGAAGCTCACAAAGACACACCAGAGTCTGCTCCAGTAACTGTAGCACCTACTCACTCACTTCCAGACGTACCAACGGTAGAAGTACCAGAAGAGGCAAAGGTTGTAGATCCAGCAGAGGTTGCACCAAAGCCATCAGCTGCAAAGATGGCTTATCCTGGTAAGTATATCAAGCAGGGATCTAAGGGAGAAGCTGTTAAGTATATCCAGAAGAAGCTAGGTCTAACAGTAGACGGAGCTTTTGGTCCAGCCACAGCTAACGCAGTTAAAGCTCTTCAGAAGAAGCATGGTCTAACTGCTGATGGAATCATCGGTCCAAAGACTTGGGCAAAGCTTGGATAATTAGCCAATCTGTAGTATAATGGAATGGTCCCTCAAGTTCTGGGGGACCATTTCTAGTTTAAGGAAACTATGCCAACATACGAATACGCTTGTAGAGAATGTGATCTATCATTCTCAGAAGTAAGATCAATATCTGATCCAGAAAAAACACACTTTTGCGAATCCTGTGGAAACAAAATGAACAGGGTATTTAACCTTGGGGCAGTTACATTTAACGGTTCAGGGTTCTACAGTAAAGATAAATAGTTTGACATTTGCTCCCTTTTCTGGTAGAATCAATTGAAGGGAGAGATAATATGACAAAATATCTTTCTACAGTAAGTAACAGGTCTTCGGAGGTGCTCGGATAATGGGTGCTTGGGGAGGACACAAGAACGGTGCAATTCCATCTTCTGCAATGGGTAGTGTTGAAGGACACTATTTTGAGGCTACAGCAGCGAAAGCTATGGCTGCAGCACTAGCAGAGATCCGTGCAAAAGGAATTAAAATCCATATCAATGAGGGTTATCGTCCACTAGGAGTTCCTGGGGACGCTAAGGTCAAAGATGAACACAAGACTGCTAGTGGCAAGTCATCGCAGTGGTTTCAATATGGCAGAATGCAAAGGGGAGAAACCCCAGCCGCAGCCTATCCAGGTGGATCAATCCACGGTTGGGGGAAAGCTGCAGATGTTAGCCCAGGGCGAGACAATGCTACAGTGAACGCTATCTTTAATAAGCATGGCTTTCATTTTGACATCCCATCGGAATCCTGGCACTGTTCATTTGGTGGTGGAACAGGAGCAACACTTTCCCCTGACGCTGCAAAATGGAAAAAGATTCAGACACTACTTGTAGCCTATGGTTACAACGGTGCAATTGATGGTATTCCAGGACCAAAAACCTGGACTGCTGCTCAGAAATGGCTTAAGGCTAAGTTTGGGTACGCAGGAGCAATTGATGGAATCCCTGGTCCAATGACATATGGGGCTTTGGCAAAAGCTTTACCAACAATCAAGTAAAAGGTATGCCCCCTATTTTGGGGGCATACTTGCTTTATTGAGACTTTCAAGGTATAATATAGTATGGTTGAAACTAAAGAATATGTACTACTGGCAACAGATCGATGCGATGAAGGCATGTGCTACGCACAAGCTTATGTTCGGCTGGTTGCTCCAGACGGCTTCTTGGACTTCTGCGGACACCACTACAAGCGACACTTAAGTCTTGGAGCAGGTCCAAAGTTTGAAAAAATCTTTTACGAAATCATCGATGAACGTGAACGACTTGTAGAAAATCGTCTACAGGGCGAAGACTAGTAGTATAATTAGTTTAGGGACTTATGGAATACTTTATTGCAGCAGTATGCACACTAGGAACGCTGGTTGCGTTTAATAAGATGGTGCAGAAGAAAGCAAAAGTTATGAAGCTGAAAGAGATAAAGTTTCGTCAGTCTCATACGCATGAGATGCTTAAAGGAATGATACCAATAGCAGACCTGATGCCAAGCTTTGGCAGGAAGATAAACACACAAGCTTCTAAACACTTTGACAGAGTTAGTACTCGCATCCTATTCATTGATAGTAAGGCTTGGTGGATTAGTGACAACACTTTGTACTCAGCAGACATCATTGAAGGAAATTTTGATAAAGAATCTGGAGAAAAGGTTGACACAATGACCATGGATAAGGTACAATTAGACAAGACAATTTTCATTGTAGAGAAATTAACGGAAGGACTGAACAATGATCGTGGCAGTTCAAGGTAGTCGTAACTTTAGCGACTATATGGTTTTTATGCGAGGCATTGGAACAGCCCTGCGTAAGGCAAACGAAAATGAAGACAAAGAGTTTTTTGTTTTTACTGCAGGACCAGTAAACATTAACGAGTTTGTCCAGGAGTTCCTCAATGTCAACGAGCGTAGTTTAAAAGCTTACGGAATCAAGACTAAGTTAGTTAGGGTTCCACCTAGCTGGATTAAAGAAAACTTAAAAGATATCAACCACTTGTTATATTTTAGCAAGCCAAAAGAGACATTGCCAGAAGTAATTGGCATGGCAGATGCTAAAGATATTGAAGTGGGAGTCTATCGATATTGATAGGTCTCAGCAACAGTGAAAAGTCTTTCCTGTCTGTTGCACGATACATGGCTACCAAGTCAGCGTCTCGTCAACGACACGGAGCACTCCTAGTTAAGGGCGGTAGAGTAATTGGTACTGGTTTTAATAAGGATAGGAATCACCCAGATAGAGTATCGCCTGAACACATCAAAACGCATTGTTCAACACATGCTGAAGTAGATGCGATCAGGGATGCCAGCTGGAATGTAAAGGGTGCTGTTCTTTACATTGCCAGGGTTAACGCCAAGGGTGAGGATCGATACAGCAAGCCCTGCAATCGTTGCGAGGTAGTAATTGAAGAAACACAAATCAAAAAGGTAATCTATACAGAAGGAGATAACTATGAACGTTAATTCTCTACAACAAATGGAGACCATTGTAGATAACAATGAGTCTCTATCATGGGACGGATGGACTGTGCTTGAGCAGAAGTCTTCCCCAACGGCTTGGATGAACAAGGATGGTGCTTACAAGAACGGTAAGTGGATCCTACAGAAGCGTTACGAGCCGAATACAGATGGTTGGACCATCCCTAACAAGTTGGCTACTAATGGACAGAACAGATAGTTGGCAGGACGATGCAGCTTGTAAAGACTGGGACACAAATCTTTTCTTTGACAAATATGAAGAAGACAAAGACCTACGTCCAGCAATTGACGAGTACTGTGCTGACTGCCCAGTTTCCAGAATGTGTTTCGCTGTAGGCGTTTCACAAAAGGAATGGGGAGTCTGGGGTGGTGTGTATCTTGAAAAGGGTAAAATCTCAAGAGAGTTCAACGACCATCGGACAAAGCAAGACTGGGCAAACACCTGGGAAACATTAACAAACGACAAGGAATAACATGTATACAGAAGAAATGGCAAAAGCGTTTCACGCTATCACTCCTCCAGAAGGATTTGCTGTAGACCTATATGACAATGACCAGTTCATTACCATTATGGTTGACCCAGCCTCTCTGGTTGGTTTGGATGAAGCAGCAGGTCAAACCATTGTACAATATATCCTGGACGTAAAGAAAGCTCTTGAAGATCTCGGAGCCATGGTCCTGGTAGTACGAGAGGTGTATGAATCTGGTGAATCTAATTAATTTATCTATCTTTATTGTAGTGTTACTAGTGATTGGTGTGTTATCATACTTAGTCATGTCGCTATCAATTAAGAATAAAAAACTTTCAAGAGAGTTGCAGCAGTCCATGCTAGATAGGGTGGTTCTGTCAAAAAAGCTTGAGTCTGAAGTAGACGCAAGACAAGCAACATCAATTGAAAAGACAGATGGGTTCATCAAGTTCCTATCTGAATCAAGGGACTGGGCTTTTGAATATATCGAAAATGTCCAGCAAGCAATAGGTGCAGTCAAAACGTCTGCATCCTTTGGAAAAGTAAGCGAAGAGTCATTAATAAAACTATTTGCATTCCTTCCAGAACAACAAGGAGAAAAAAAATGAGTAACAAGACAAAGGCAATGATCGCTTCGTATCTTCGTAGCGTTCTAGCAGCAGCATCGGCTTTATACCTAGCTGGGGTAACTGACCCACTTGACCTTTTGTGGTCTTTGGTAGCAGCAGTTGCACCAGTTCTAATCCGATACATCAATCCTAACGATGCAGGATTCGGGGTAACTCCAAAGGCTGAAGAAGTCAAGGAAGCACTCACAAAGGCTACACCAAAAAAGGCTCCAGTAGCTAAGAAGCCCACTACTAAAAAGTAGTATAATAGAACCAATAAGTAGATTTTCCGCAATGGACGCTACCTTGGGAAAACATCCTGGACATGATGAGAAACTGTCCTTTTACCCTTTTATATGATAGAATAGGATTATGGAACAACTACTCGCACAACTAAGAACACTCCTAGCAGACAACGTTGCACTAGGAATGAAAGCCCACGGATATCACTGGAACGTAGAGTCTGACGACTTTCAGCAATTCCACGAATTCTTTGGTGATATCTACGCAAACTATGATGAAGCTACAGACACCTATGCAGAGTGGCTTAGAATGCTAAAGGTTTATGCACCATACAGACTAACCGACTTCTTTGACGGATCAACCGTTGGAGAGTCTGTAATCGTGGGAGACCCACAGCCAATGCTTGTTGATCTTTACAATGAGATTGAGATTCACATTGCAAAGCTTGTAGAAGCTGGTAACCTTGCCAATGCCAACAATGAGTTTGGTCTAGCGAACTTCCTTGCAGACCGTCAGACAGCCTCTCAGAAGTTCTGCTGGCAGATTCGTGCAAGCATTGAGGTAGAAGACTAATGCCAGACTCACCAATCACTCCAGCACAGCCATCGTCTACAACCAATTCAACGTATCCAGGTGTGGGCATTAAGCGTCCACAGCAGGGTGGCAAGGCTACAGGTGGTAAAATTAAAAGTTCTTATGCAAAGAAGCCAAAGATTAATGGCAGAGGGCGTTCAGGGGACGCTACAGGATCGGCAGGGGCAATCTCTTCTGGTGGTCCAGGGGGATCGATGGGAACTAAGTCCGAAGACATTTGGGCTGGATCAGCATTTGAAGGAAAAGACTGCACACCTTCAAGTCCCAAGTGCCTAAATCTTATGTGCAAAATCTGTCAAACAAAGCAATAGTATGGATGTCGTTTATATTTGTAGACCAGGAGACAACGAAGAGCTTCGATACTCCATCCGATCAGTTGTAAAAAACCTTGCTCACGATAGTTTGTGGGTTGTAGGTGACAAGCCAGACTGGTACGGTGGCAACTTCCTTTATTCAAATCTAGCCAACTCACAGTACTTCCAGGTGTGGAACAATCTAAGGGCTATTATCGATTGTCCAGAAATCTCAGACGACTTCATCCTAATGAACGACGACTTTTTTATCGTTGATTATGTAGATAGTGTTGACTACTTCTATTGGGATGTCCTAGAGTCCGTGGGTAAATGGAGAAAAGACAATGGCTATGGTGGTCAAGACTATGTAAATAAACACTTTGCAACAGCACATCAACTCTGGGTACACGATAAGATTAAAAATCCTCTTAACTATGAGTTACACGTTCCAATGGTATTTAACAAAGAGAAACTTGCCAAGATCATTGGACGCTATCAATTATATCGATCAGGGTATGGCAATGTTTACGGCGTGGGTGGGTACGAAAGACGAGACGTTAAGGTGTATAGCAACCCAAAGCTACAGGCAATATCTTTTGATTACCAAGATGAATACACAGAGTATCTATCATCCGAAGACGTATCCTTTGAGCAGCTAAGAGAAGATCTTTTGGCGGTAATGTTCTCAGAAAAATCTCAATACGAACTTGACCTTTAAGCATAGTTCCTGTATAATAGGTATATAACAAAGCATAGGAGAGACATGCACACTGAAGAGTTACTTGAAGTTATGTTCGGACCAGCCCACGTTGCCTCAGAATTATTCTGGGGACTGGTTGAGTTCGGAGTAGCATTTTTAATTGGACGCTTTGTAGCGTTCCGCAAGGTACACAAGTACATTGACGACAAGCACGGTGTAAAGCACCAGAAAGATGGGTACTAATGTTCACCCCACTAGAAGATAGGGTCATTCTTAAGGTTGAGAAAGAAGAGGATCAGGTATCGAACTCTGGTCTAATCTTGGCTGGCTCAAAACAAAAGACAAACATAGCAGAAGTAGTTGCAGTAGGTCCAGGTCGTGTATTGCCATCTGGGGTACGCCTAGAGCCTGACGTAGCTGTTGGAGACCGTGTAGTCTACACACCAATGGCTGTTCAGAACTTTGAGCACAATGGCGAAGAGTACATGACGATCTTTTCTAGGGACATCCTGGCGATAGTGTAATGAACCAAGACTCATATGCAAAATTATTCTGGGCAGACATGCAGAAGTATAACAATTCTAGAATGCAAACACAAGTAGAGGAAGAAATCATTGCTCTGCTTCAATCACATGTAACTTGCCCAGCCTGGTACACTTGCGAAAAATGCAAGGGATTCAAGATGGCAATTGCAACAATCAAAAACAAGGAGAAATCTAATGTCGAAGGACACACAACAACCAGTAGTGAATAACTACAACATTGATGCTACCACGCTAGTATCGCTTATTGCTCAGCAAGAGCAAGCAAAACTAATTAGTCTTTTAGTATCGGCAAACGTCATGCTAGAAGAAGACGGAGTGTTGTCAGCAGTAGCCTACGAGAACTGGGCTGACCGCAAAGAAGAGGGTCATCAGCCCAACATGGTCCTCAAGCAGGTCTCAGGCAATGAGTAAGATTGACGTTCTTGATAAGGGATATGTACGACTTGTTGACACTCTTGGGGATGACCTATCTGTTGTTAATGCTGCTCGTGTTAGTTACGATAAAGAGACATCTGAGTTTAGCGAAAAGGATGAACGTCTCATTAGTTTTCTCATCCGTGAGGGACACACGTCGCCCTTTCGCCATGCAGCACTCACCTTTGAGGTCTACGCACCGCTATTCGTTGCTCGTCAATGGTGGAAGTACGCAGTCTCAAGCACACATGTAGACGACCAGAACGGCTGGAACGAAAGCTCACGTCGTTACATCACAGAGGACGAGGAGTTCTATGTTCCTAGTGCATCATCATGGCGTAGCAAGCCAGCTAATAGCAAGCAGGGTAGTGGGGAACCAATCCATGCAAGCAGTGGCTTCTACTATACCAATAAGCTTAATGATACTATTACAGAAGGTGTACGGTTATACCATGAAGCAATGAATGATGGTATTGCACCAGAAGAGGCACGTTTGTTCCTACCAGCATACGCAATGTATGTACGCTGGCGTTGGACAGTATCCCTACAGGGAGCTATGACATTCCTTGAGCAGCGACTAGAGCACGATGCACAGTGGGAAATTCAGCAGTATGCTCTGGCTGTAAAGGATCTGTCTCATGAAGCATTTCCACAAACCTTTAAGGCGTTGCACAAATGATTATTGGACTAAGTGGATATGCACAAACAGGTAAAGATACAATTGCTCAGCACCTAGTGGAGCACTATGGCTATACTCGTATCGCCTTTGCTGATCCAATTCGTGAAGCACTGCTAAAGCTAAATCCACACATCACTGATATCCCAGAGCTTCCACAAGCCAATCTGTCACAGCTGATTCCTATGGGGTGGGAGTTTCTTAAACAGACCTCACCGCAAGTTCGTGGACTTCTTCAGCGTTTTGGTACTGAGGTTGCTCGTGAGATGTGGGATCAGGACTTCTGGGTAAAGCTGGCAATGCGTAAGGCTTCTGAATCTGAGAATGTTGTCTTTACAGATGTTCGATTCCCAAATGAGTACGATGCTATCAAATTGGCTGGTGGTCAAGTCTGGCGTGTTGAAAAGCTGGGAGTGTCAGCAGTCAATGCTCACCCATCAGAAACAGCACTAGACAATCATGTATTTGATAAGATAGTTACTAATCTTGGATCTAAGGATGACCTCTTTACCACGCTAGATTACTTCATGCAGCATTAAGAATTGCCCCTATAGCTCAGTGGATAGAGCAACAGGTTTCTACCCTGTGTGCCGTGGGTTCGAATCCTACTAGGGGTGCTACAATTTATATATACAGAAAAGAGTAAAATGGATAAGCAAGAAATGCACATCGTAGCCTATGTACATGGCTACCTACCAAATCACAATGCAGGGGCAGAGGTAATGATTCACCAAATCCTTGTTGGTCTTGTTGGTCTTGGTCATCAGGTCAAGGTCATTACCAGAGAGCCAGGAGCCAAGTCATACGAGGGTATTGAGATAATCGATGCCAATGACGAGAGAGCAATCAAGGCACTTGAGTGGTCAGACATCATCTTTACACATCTTGACTTTACCAAGAAGGCTGTTAGATTTTCCAGGGCATTGCGTAAGCCACTCGTACACCTAGTACACAACGATAAGCAATTAGATTATAACAACATTGATAAGACTACTGCACATCTGGCTATTGCAAACTCTGAGTGGATCATGAAGACTGTTCGTAAAGACATTCCAACAACCATTGTTTACCCACCAACAGATCCAGACTACTACACTGTTAAAACTAACAAGGAAGCAATCGCTCTTCTCAATATGAATGAGGCTAAGGGCGGAAAAATCTTTTGGCAGTTGGCTAGGATCTTTCCAGACAGAAAGTTCATCGGAGTCAGGGGTGCTTATGGTGAGCAGATTGGCTACGACAAGAAACTACCAAACGTAACCATTGTGGAGAACGGACCCGATGTGAGAGGAATCTATGCCAAGACTGGTATTGTTCTGATGCCATCATCGTATGAGTCTTGGGGTCGTGTTGGTATGGAAGCAGCCTGTAGTGGCATTCCATGTATTGCAGCACCAACTCCTGGCTTAAGAGAGTCGCTGGGGACTTCTGGCATCTTTGTAGAGCATGACGATGTAGCAGGGTATGTAGAGGCTATCAGAAGTCTTGATGATGAAAAGGTATATGACAAACACTCTAGGGCTGCTAAGAAGAGAGCGAAAGAAGTCACATCGGCGTTTAAAGAACAGCTCCTGGATCTTGAGGAAAAGCTACAAAAGCTTAAATATCCTGAGCACCGTAGGGGCTAGAGGCTAATTCACCCAAAGCCCAAGCAAGGACTTCTGCAGCGACAATATCGTTGTGGGAGTCTTTTTGCTGTATAAGGTCCCTGATGTGGTTAAATAGTCTTACACGCTCACGCATGGCTGATAGATGTTCAAGATCGTAGATGCTCACGTCAACATTCTTCTTAATCTTTTCAATGTTGATCTCAAGCTCTTCGTGGTAAGACATAGTACCATTATACATGGTATACTTAAAGCATGAAGTGTCCACTATGCACAATCCCAATGGCTCCAGTAATCTATGGTTATCCTAATCTGGATATGATTGAAGCAGCAAAAAGGGACGAAATCGTATTAGGTGGAGTTCCCTCCGCTAATGTATTCCGTCCCTCACATTATTGCTATGCTTGCCAGGAGCAGTATCCTACCCCACAGGATCAGTATGACAAGAACAACTACACGCCTTTTGATCTGTAAGTAGTTTTGTTATACATTCTTTGTGGTGTCCTGTGATACACCATCCAAACACTGAAGACATCAATAGTCTCCGTCGTAATAATCTTTTGCTTTTTTAGTTTTATCAACAAACCAAACAACCACAGATAAAATTGCTAATGATCCAAAGACAATAAGTCCCTCAACCATTATTTAACTCCTGCTGCTCGGTTAACGCCAGAGATGTATCCAGCCTTCCAGGCATCCAACTCTACCTGGGTTGGTTCATGTCCAAGGTTCAATGCCCATTCGTACATATCTTCTTTTGCTTTCTTTCTAAGAGCCTCAAGCTGACGCTCTACCTTACGTCTTTCAGGACGGTTCATAGGGTTTCCTATCTACTAGTGTTTACAATCAATTATCTCACATAGTGAGCTGAATGTCAATGTTATAGGGTTACGAGTCTACGCTTAGAAGGGTCAAACATCTTAGGACGTTTCTTGTTGCCCTTACCATTTTGACGATCTGAGTTGCGTACTCCAGAGCCTTTGCCTTTTTTAGCTGCCATAAATATAGTGTATCATATTCTTGACAAAACGGACGGTAGAAGGTATAATTGAATAACAACTAACAAAGGAACATTATGAACCCAATTGCAGCAGTACTTACACCAGTATTCCTAACAACAGTCTTTACCATATCATACATGGGGGTATATCAGTTGGTCAAGGTATTTACCTTTGGTCGAATCCTTGGAGCACTTGGGTTAGCTCTGGTAGGATCGTTTGCACTTGACATTGCTATCTCTATTATCATTGGAAACTTCTAATGCCAGTACAAGTAGAAATGCGTATTAATGGACACATCATCGATGTCCTACACATTGGTCGTATTGAGGGACAGGCAAAGCCAGACTCAATCAATACCTATCGTACTGTAGTTCGTAAACCAGGGGAGCAACCAGATTGGTATGCTGATGACGTTGTTGAGGTTAAGCACCGTTATGGAGACATGCTACAGGAATTGGTCCGCAAGTCTCTTAATGCTATTAAGGATGCCGATGTTTAAAGAAGAGCCTAACTATATGCCAGAACTTGGGCAGATTCTGCTATCTAATAACCAGTTCTATGCTGAGGAAGCGTACTGGGCTACCGAAGGACTTGTTATTCTTAAGCAGGTTCTAGAAGAGTCCAAGATTCAGGACTGGAACGATGAGCAAAACTACGAGGGTACTAAGTTTGCCTATCGCTACTACTGCTGGTGTGATGGTGAGATCAAAGAGCATGAAGATGGATGCCCACCAAACTTTGAACACTATGAATCAGGATTAATCATTACATGGTATAAGCACTGTGCTCGTGGTGTATCAGCAAATATGAAAGAGTTATCAGCAATTAAATGGTTTGACATTCTTGCTGACTGTGTACAAGAAATTAAGGAGTATGATTTTAAATGACAATTTACTATGTTAAACAAGACAACACTATATGGGGTTGCGGAGAAGCTGATTGTTGTGGGGAATACGAGGAAGAAATTGATAGAACTTTCGTTGATTGCAATTGTGAAATTCCTGAAGCACAGATGACTGGAGACCACCTACAATCTTGTGTTGGTGGTGGACCTGTTCTTAAGTGGCGTAAGGCTAATAAGCTTGAGGTATATGCTTTTAACAGTGGCAAGGATGAAGGCTTTCAGGAAGGATCTGACTGGGGTATTGAGTGGCAGAAGAACGCTGAGTCAAAGTTATTTAAAACCAAGAGGGACAAGACTATCCACGAACTCGTTCACGAGGGGTATACAATAACCGTCCAGAATGATGGCACAAAAGAAACATACTATGCGGAGGAAGTCTAATGAGCCACGAACGTTGCACTAGACCAGATGGCAACAAAGGTTGTATTGACTGTGTTGCTTATGGTGCTGTTGAAGAACAGGAACGCATTATCAAACTGCTGGAAGCCGAGCGTGATAAATTCCGAATCGTGATTGACGATAGTTGGTTTGTTTATGAACAAGCTATCGCTCTTATCAAGGGGGAGAAGAAGCAAACTGGTCAAGAGTTTGACTATTTTGAAACACCACTAGAGGGAGAGAACAAATGAGCGTAAACCCAATTTCTGCTTATGGTGCTGGAAAGATTGCTGGTACAGCTGAAGAACGTGAACGCATTATCAAACTGCTAGATGGTGAAGCGTTTACTAAGGCGTTTGGTCGGAGTAAAGACTTCAACGCAAAGCGAGCAAACCTTATCGCTCTTATCAAGGGAGAGAACAAGTGAACGACACAATCTTGACAGCGACCTATGACGACTTCACCCATTCGGGAGTTGCCGTTCTTAGTAATGGCTCGGTGCTGACTAACCCATTTTGGACTATCAATGGAGAGAACAAGTGAGCGGACTAAGCACTGAAACGCTACGCAAAATTTATGCTGACGATGACGCAGAAAGTGAATGGTTCTTCGATACTTGGCTGGCTAAACATGATGCTTGGACTGCTGAGGCAGAACGTAAACGCATTATCCGACTATTACAAGAACCTTATTGGCATAGCCTTAGAAGTCCTGGAATACATGAAGACTGTAAGATGTGTGAGACTATCTGGTTAATTAATGATAGGAATATTCTATAATGGCTGGCAGAATTCTTGGGGTATTTACGAGTCAACAACATATATGCAAATTACCTATAAAGTTATTTAAACCAAATAATACAGTATGGCTCTGTGACTGTGACAAACTATATATATTGAGATGGCAAAAGCTTGGACCAGATTCTGACAGAGTGTGGACAAATATAAGTTTAGACGAGTTTAAAAAGCTCGGCGGTAAATAAGAGGATTAAACGCTTGACAAGCAAGCGAGTATCCAGTATAATATATATAGGTCCATTAAACGAGAGAGAACGTATGCAAACCTTTTTACCTTACAAAGACTTCGACAAGTCTGCAGAAGCCCTAGACAACAAACGTCTTAACAAGCAAGTCCTAGAGTGCTACCAAATTCTTAAGGTTCTATCTAATCCAGATCCTCGTGCAGGATGGCGTAACCACCCAGCAGTAAAGATGTGGCGAGGCTTTGAGCACAACCTGTTCGACTACACTATGGCTATGGTTCGTGAAGCAAACAAGCGTGGCATTAAGACTGACAAGAATATGGAAAATCTTACCAACCTTCTTAATGTCCACGGTATTGACTGGAGCTTTGATACTCCAGAGTGGTATACCAACGACATCACCATGAAGCGTCTTACCACTACACACAAAGCAAACCTATACAAGAAAGACCCTATCTATTACTATGACTTCTTTACTTCGGTAGCAGAGAGCAACCCTTGTTGCCCTGACCGTAAAGAGCCATGCAAGTATTACTGGGTAGCACATGAGGCAGCATGAGCATAAAGTACAAACGTATGGTGGAGCGTTTTAATCCATCAAAGCTGTATGGCATTGCTTTTGAGATACATCCCAAAGGTAAGTCACTAATTATACTAATGGGTAGAACTCAGATCGTGTTCTACACAGGACCAATAAAATAAGGAGAACAAATGAACGACATGATTATTAAAGAGTACCGAGCATTCCAGGCTGGGGGATTTAAGGAATGGAAAGACAACATCCCTATGATCCAAGTGATTTCCAATGACGGAAGCAACTGGACACACCTTGAACTAACAGTAGAAGAAGCAACCAGAGCTGTTGCTATTCTGCAGAACGCTATCGAAGAAGCCAAGAACGCAGAAGACCACCTGCCTTGGAACCTAGACGAGACACCTTTCTAGGAATAAATGACAATTGAACAGTGGTGGATGGATCTAATTGATCCTACACATTTATTAACAGAATCAATTTATAACGTTCTGTTTGAGCTAATCGCTACATACATCTTTGTACGCTTGGCTCTAAAAAAGATAGTTAGGAAAATCATTGAAGAGCAAAGCAAAGAAGATATGGAATAAGTTCCTGTATCTATTTAAGTGGCGTGTACAACTGACCCAGCGAGGATATGACCTGGGTTGGGAACATGGCTACGAAGCAGGAATGGTAGAGCAACACAATCAAATTGTTGACCTACTAAACAAGCATATCCACGACATTGACTGGCTTAAAGAAGATGCCTTTACTGTTAAGGACGTTATCCCTGTAGTCAAAAACCATGTAGCAGATAAGGAGCTAATCGGATGGGAGAAGTAGTAGAGTATTCTGTAGCATACCAAGATAAGGATGGAAGCATATTCTCAGTAGTTTGGGATGTATCAACTGATCTTGATCCAGACACAGCAGCTATCTATGTGTTGCGTGAGGCAGTCAGGCAGGGTGAGGAAGAAGACCTAGAGGTGCTTGCTATGGCTAAAGCCAACAAGACAATCCACAAGATAGGTGAATTCTTTGAGACTGAATACACATCTCAATTTGAGAAGGTAGACATCTATGCACCAATCTTTGACGGTGAAGCTCGGCGGAATAGAGAACCCATGCTTGTCCCAAGCAAGGATACCAAATGATTGAAGTAACAGTATCTTCAGAGAGAGTAGAAGAAACTCTAGAGTTCGTAAAGGCTATGCGTGAAGCAAAGCAAGCCAACAACGTAACCGATAGGATGTTTGATCGAAACAACACTTCCGAGGGTATTAATATTATTGGGCATCTAGGAGAGCAAGCAGTAGGACAGGCATTAGGTTTTCCAGTAGACACCACAGTAATGATCGGTGGAGATGATGGTTCTGATATGAAGGTTGGAGACACAACAATCCAGGTAAAGACTAGTCAGCTAAAAAGTCTAATCTTTAATGCCAAATGGCTATTCAAGTCTGACATTGCCATAATGGTACAGTACATTGGAGCAGACAAAACTAAGTCAGAAGAAGATCCAAGATTCATTCTCTGGGGGTACATTGACAAGGAAACATTCCTAGCCAAACACTATAAGAAGAACTACGGCTATGGGGAAAGACTAGTAATGGATGTAGACCAACTCAAACCGATTGAAGACCTGGCTCTAACTTTTTCGGGGAATCAAGAATGAGCTTCGTAATCCCTAGTATAAACTATAAGGATAATCCCTAATGGAAACACCTAAGTTCAAATATCCCATATTCCCTGATAGGCTGTATACTATCAGATCAGGAGATGTGGAGATAGAGGTCTATGGGGATGTCCTGATAGCTGCCTATCTGCTGTATATGGAGTCTTTAATACCCTCCGAATATTATGACCTAGGAGATGTAGATAAGTCCTCCTAGACCCCTTAGAAGGCTGTTTAGGATAGGTTTTACACATAGTTATCCACAGATTCATCTTACTGTTGTTGATAACTGTTGTCAATAAGAGAGTGTTTGGAAAAGGATATGGGTAATAGAGCATATTTAAGAAGCCTGGCAAACATTTCTATCCGCATATACCTATCCCCAAACCACATACCACACATATCCTGATTTGTCAAGTATGCACATATCCACCAATTTGTCAAGCTTTTTTACCAAATTGTTATATAAAAAACTATTGATAATCGTTCTCATTTAGCTCAAAACCTTATCAAAACAAATAGAAATGTATCAAAACATACAACTTTCAGGGAAAAATATGGTGTGTTCGTAATACCTATAGATGTATAGGTGTATTGTCTTATACTAGAGGAAATTGTAATGGGATCGTAATAGATGCCCTCCCAAAAATGGGGGGCATTGTAATTGATCTCTATAATCCCTAGTATAGTATATACACCTATAGCATATACCACTGACATTTAATGTCCATGATTGGGGAAAAATATTTGGTCGTTCGTAATGTCTTTTTTTGACAAACAAAACAAACAATGTTTGGGGATTTTGGGGAAAGGTTCGTAATGTTCGTAATGTCTACTAGGATTGTTTGAAAAAGTTATCCACAGAGTTATACACAGCTGCCGACCAGGAGGTCCCCCGAAGGGGACAGCCTAGCTATTCTTCTTCATCACTATCTAGATTATCAGCAAAGATGTCTTCAAGGTTTTCATAGCCCTTATCTTCGTCAATATCAAGACCAGCAAGCAAGAGAGCAAAACTCTCGTTCACGAAGTTCTCAGCAATGTCTGTTGCTTCAACAATCTTGTTTGAGATAGCGTATGCTAACGGCAAACCCAAGTCGTTGTATTCGATGAAGTCTTGGAAGGCTCCGTCTGTTCTGTAGTTCAGCCAAATGTCAGCAAGGATATCTACCTTGTTTTCAAATGTGGTTTCGTTGTTTTCTGTCATAGTTATATTATACTCCCTGCCTCTGACATTTTACCAAAGCCGTGGGTAGTCAGCCAAAGAACGATTTTCTTTTTCCTGTTCTGCTACCTCTACGATTAGTCCTAGTCTTCGGAATGATACATTGTGGCTGATGTCTGATAACACTACCCCCACCTGTTCTAAGTCCAAAGTCAAATCATTAGTTATCTTCGCTAACTGCTTGGCTACCTTTTCCTCTTCTGTCAATCGTCTTGTCATTGTGTTGCTTTCTGTGTAGTTGTATCTCTATTATACCAAAAATAGTGGGGAAGCACAAGGTGAAAGGAAATAACTCCCTGTGCCTCCCCTGTAGGGAATCCGTCCAACCCCTTAGACGTTATTGATTCCCTACTGTCCCTAGGAGCAGTGCTCGACTAGGAAGATCAAAACAGCATCCCATCAGGTGGTGAGTCAGTATAATTCAACGTTACGTCTGTACCGTCTTTGTCTACGTCTACTGATTTAATTAGAGATGATACACGAGGTGGTGCAAACTTTAGAAGGTTCTCTGCAAAGTCCCACCAGTCTGAGCCGTATTCATTCTCAGGGTAGTTAGGAGCAATGACTGCAGTCTCTTCAGGAGTACACTCAATCAACATGCCTGTCTCACGATTGCGGACACCGTGCTGGTCCTCTTCACGAATGTATACGTCAATGGTCAGTGTGTCTGCCCATGTGGTAGTGTCCGTATCCTCGTCCCAGTCTTCACGATAGAAGATGTTCAAGTCTAGTACTTTAATCATCGAAGTGACCCTCTCTAAAGTCAATAACAACATTGTAAATCATTTCGTCTAAGTAGTTCTCTACTCGTCCGTCTAACTCGTCTTTTACCTTCTCCCATTGTACATCAGAAAGGGCGGTTTGTCCAGTCTCATCTACCCATGTTTCAAAGTTTTCCTTGTCAAATGCAAGGTGTTCAAATGCTCTGCTTGAGTCAGACATTACGGCGGTCCCTCACAATCACATCAACCTTTACGTCATAGAAGCGACGTACAATCTCTAGGGCTGTGTCCCAGTATGCTAAATCAATACCAGTCTCACGATGCATTTCAGTTAGGTCCCTTGCGATGTTCTCCAAGAGTTCCTCGTTGGTTAGATAACTAGACTTGCTCATTTGCGTATTCCTCTCCAAAGATTTCAATTAGGTCTGAGCGTTCAGGGTAGATGTTGAATTCGTCATACTTGTCAGTACAGTTAGCACAAGGCTCACCGTCATCAGTAGTACCGTCGCCACCAGCACAGCCACATTCGTCACAGTCTTTGTAGACTTGGAGTACGACTTCTTGGTACTTCGGCAGGGCATTAGGAACCTCACACACATAGTACTGAATGCGATTGACATAGTGGAAGCCATTGATAATGTAGCAACCACCATCTCCGTCTACTTCAGTCCAGACATTCTGCTCTGGTTGGGCAAGAACAAACTCCTGTTCTTCGCCATAGGTTTCGAAAGCAAACTGTGTATCGCTAGGATACTTAGTAATTTTATTTAGGATAGGCTTGTAGGTAGCCTCAAACTCTTCCCAAGTCATTGTGGTGTACATTAGTCGTCCAACTCTCCGCTAATGTGTGCTGGCTCAACTTCTACCTGATACCAGTCTTCAGTGTAGCCCTTTACAGATGAGTAGGGCTTCCACTCGGTTGCTTCTTCTAGGGCTTTGTATTCTGCTTGCTCGTAACTGTCTGCCTCAACCTCATAGGTGGTGTCGAAGTGATAGGTTACTGTGACTTCAAATGTAGCCATTGTTCTCTTTCTTTAGGGTTATCTCAATTATACCAGTTTTAGAAGTGGAAGTCAATAGGGACAAGAAAAATGTTTTTGTTATCTTTCTCAGCCTTATCAAGGATATACTTAGGGTTGGTTGACTGACTGTCCATGTCAAAGAAGTAGGAGTTATAATCCCAGTTACCTTGAAGCATGTCAATCATCTTCTTGAGGGGGTAGAGTTCGAATGAGTAATCGGTGTTACCAGTGTAACTATCTAGTTTGGCATTGAGGTCAATCTCACTCTTATCGAAACTTGCTCGGTAATCTGCAAACTCACGCTTGCGGCTATCTAAGCAATCATTGATAGTCTTTACAAGGATATCGTTACCTGCTTCATACGCAGAGATAATGTGGTTAGGAGAACTCTCGTAAGGGTCTCCTTCTACGAAACGACCACCACCAATTACAAACCAGTCATACCATGAGTTGGTAGCATAGTCATTGCCACCCATTTCGCTATTGAGAAAGGTCTCAACACTTTGCATAGCCTCGTCACTGTCTTCAGCAACTACTGCGATATATTGTAATACATGCATTTCTTTTCCTTTGTTTGGGTTGATACTCTATTATAACAGTACCCTCCGACATTTTACTCTGGGTTAGTCAGGGATACTCTCAGGATACCCAAGATCCATTTTGCTGGCAGGGTAGTCATAACTTCTTCATTGTTCATAGTATTGTCAAGCATACTAACAACCTTATCTATCGCAGCCTGGTAGCCCTCTTCATAACTACTCAAAGGTCTCCACCTCACAGCCCTCTGGGCAGTATTCCTGAAAGCCCTCACAGATAGCACAGAATGAATTACAATCAAAACTACCCTCATGGGTAGGACAAACAATCCTAGTATGATTACACATTACTTGCATTTCTTGTGTCCAATCTTCTTGAAGTAACTCTTCCAAGTCTTGCCACACTCACGACATTGGTAGTAGTCGTAGTAGTCATCACCTTTGAGTTTACGAACAGGTATCATTTGTTCTCCCAACAGTCATCTAGGTAGTAGGCATCTGATTCGGTTACATAACTAGTCATGTCATCAGTCGCAGCAGAGTCCCACTGCTCTTCGTCCCAATCAGACATTCCTGGCACTGTAAAGGTAATGACAGCAAAGTCACTAACAAACCTATAAGTCATAAACTTATCTGGATTCCAATCGCTCAACAGTTGCTCCCTACTACTGGAATGTTGTCTACGCCTAGCATGGTCAGGGTAGCAGTATGAGCAGAAATCATACCCTCAATAAAGTCATAGTCATGGTCATTAGGGTCACGATTCTCAAGTTCATCACCAAGTTCATGAAGTTCCTCAATGAGGCGATTACACAAACCGATAGGGTCTGCGTAGTGAATTGCTTTGGTATCCCACTCAATAGGTGGAATGGTGTGTGCTTCTCGTGTTGGTAGGTGGCTCATTCGTCTTCCTCTTCTGGCTCGTCAAGTTCTTCTACATCAATGGAATAGACACCATCATACTGAAGTTCCTCGTCAAACTTCCAACCAATAGCCTCAGCCTCGGCTTCGCTATCTGCTTCTACTTCTCCACTGTATTCGACAATGGTTTTTACATAGTAAAGTCCCAATGACTTTCCTTTCTCTTGGGTTATAACTCAATTATACACCTACCCTCCGACATTTAACCACATTCGGGGAAAATATTTACCTGTTCGTAATGAAGTTTTTATGTTTAACTATCTGATTTTTCATATAGATAAAGGGGAAAAGTGGGTCGGCGTGTCGCAGCTGGATCGATCCCCCAGGGGGAGGCAGTTTTATCTCATGCCTAGGAGAGTGGCTTACGCCATTACGCTCTGTTGAACCAACTTCATCAAGCGGTTCTTCTCTGCGTTGATTACAGGGTCAAAGCCAGAAGCCGAAGCGAGAATGCTCTCGTTGCTTCCACCACGACCAGTCCTGTGCCAGTCCAAACGCTCAGTCAAAGCGTTGAATGCTCCCCAAGCGGTGTCCGCAATGGTGTCGTTGAACTGTCCACGATAGATTGCCAACAGGCTGTCCACCTTGTCGTTGTGCTTCTTGAATGAACCCTTAGCGTCTTTTTCTGGAGCAGGGTAAGCAAGGTTGATGATGTCCATAAACTGGTTGTCAGTAATAGTCTTCTCAATCATAGCCTTTGCCATGATGTCAAACTCATCCATGTATTTGTTGGCAAGTCCCAATGCTTCACGAGCAACAGCAACTTTACCCTCAGCGGTCTGAGTGTGTCGGATTTTGAATGACTGCTTAGCAGAGTTCTTGCCCTTGAATGAAGACAGAGCAAGGTTGAGAGTGTTAGCACAAACAACACGAACAGGCGTGATACTTGCCTGAATGGCAACAGAACCATCGTGAGAAGTGTTGATTAGCAGATAGGTGTTGATTTTGTCAGACACGCCATTAGGGTCAAGAACGGTTTCACGCTCAAGAGCCAAAGCACCGAAGACCTGACGACCACCCTTGATAGAGCCAGCAGTTTCCCAACGACCACCACCGTCTAGCAGGTTGTCCGCAAATGTGAACAAGTCCTCATTCTGGAGTGGGACATAACGCTCACCAACAACGCCCAGAACATCATTCTGAGTTTTGTCGAAAGGGTTAGTGCGAGTAACGAACGAGTAGCCCTTGTCAGAGTTGAAGCCCTCTGGCATTGCCACATCTTCAAGACGAACATTCCAGTTGTCAAGGTGTGCGAGTTCCAACATCTTAGCGGTGTTTACTTCTTCGGTGAAGACTGTTCCCAGTCCATGCCAAGCAGGTTGGCGTAGGCTAGCAAAAGACGCTTCGCCAGTTTCTGAGTTGATTTCTAGTTCATGAGCCATGGTGGCTCCTTTCTTATTGGAGGGTTTTTTACTTGATAATACCATTATACACCCAACCACGGACATTGTAAAGCCTATTTGGCATATTTCTTTAATTATTTTGGGAAATATTTCGGGAGCTTCTTAAAGCCCTTCGTAAACTGATCCCCAGGGGGGGTCGGCAAATTCCAGGCATGAAGAAGGAGCCTTTTTACATCATGCTCAGGATGTCCATGCATATCACTGCATGTTTTCATAGCCCCCTATGAACGTTCACTCCAGTCATCAAGGTCGCTGT